AAACAATATATAAAATATAAAATAATAATAATACTAAATACTTACAACCAGTTTTCTTATAACTCTTCTGTAATTTTGATACTATATTTGTATTAATTTTTCGTAAAATCAAATACTTACGATTTTGCACTTTAGGCACTTTCTCAATAATACTAAACAGTTAGCCAATATCTAAAAAATCACGTATTAATTCGTTAAATATTAAAGTATTAAATTGCTGTTAACTTTGTTAAAATTAATGTTTGTCAGGCTTGACTCCCGACCTTCATTAGATTAGGATGCGGCTCAGATTCGCGGTGCCTGAAGCTAGACAACGATGAGGCTAATTGTGGGCATAGCTAAAGGCTGCTGACTGAGCCAGGACCAAGTAGGAGGCCGCTGGCAGGGAGATAAGGTAGTAGCGAAGGGTAAGGGCAAGGGTCGAGGCTAAAGGCGGCTCAGAGGGCATCCTTGGGCGGAGTTTTCGGAAGCTGAGAAGCGGCATTAGAAAATATTAAGAAAGGAGAAATGAAATGCGGAGATACGAGACAAAGCCTGTTGAAATCCAGCAGCGAGAAGTTTTGGTTGAAACTATCTGTGATCTTTGTGGCGTTGTTGCTAAAGGTAGTAATTGGGAAACTTCTAGCTACGAAACTGCTGAATCTGAAATAGAAGTTAAAGTTAGGTGTAAAACCGGTTTTGATTGCCCTGAAGGTGGTAATGGTGACGAAATCATTGTTGATATTTGTCCTAAGTGTTTTAAAGAGAAGCTTGTTCCGTTTCTTAAGTCTCAGGGTGCTGACATTAAAACTATCAATTATTATTGGTGAGGTGAAATGAAATGGGAATGTACGATGAGGTAAGTATTAGATGCCCTAATTGCAAACAATACTTTATATTCCAAAGCAAGTGCGGTCCTAAACGACTTGAAAGCTTTAGTTTAGACAACGCGCCTTTGTTTGTGATTGCCGATATAAACGAAGACGGCGAAAATGGAAAGCTTTGGTGTGAACATTGTGATTCACAAATTAAAGTAAAAGTTCGCTTCACTGTGAAAGTTGAATCGCCTGATTGTCTGGAAGCAGAAGATTACAGGGAAGTTTAAATGACCATCTTCTCAGCAACCGGCCATAGACCAAACAAGCTTTACGACGCCTACCCTGAACGTCATGGTTATGATTTGCTTGTTAGCTACGCTGAGTATTGCTTGAAACTGAATAACGTTTTGATCATGGGAACTGGCATGGCTCTTGGTTGGGATATGGCTGTTGCTCAAGCTTGTTCTAATCTGCGAATTCCTTATGTTGCTTGCATTCCGTTCCAAGGCCAAGAATGCCAATGGTCGAAGCGCAGTCAGGAGTATTACAAGTTCTTAGTTTCGCTTGCGTGTCAAGTTGTTTATGTTTGTGATCCTGGTTATGCTCCTTGGAAGATGCAGAGAAGAAATGAATACATGGTTGATAATTCAACTAAGCAACTTGCGTTGTGGAACGGTACTAGCGGCGGTACTGGTAACTGTGTTAAGTATGCTAAGAGTAAGAAGGTTAAAGTTGTGAATTGTTGGGATGGTTATATTTTGGGATTGAGAGCGATGGGGATTGAATTTAAGGGAGGTAGAGAATGATTAAACAAGCACACATATACGCCGAAGTTCTTGAAGATTCAGCAAGAGAACAATTTGAAGATGCAATGAAGCAACCGTTTGTTGTGAAAGGTGCTCTCATGCCTGACGCGCACCAGGGCTACAGCTTGCCAATTGGCGCTGTTGTTGCAACTAAAGATGTAATAGTTCCTGCTTATATTGGCTACGACATTGGCTGCGGCGTTTGCGCTGTACCTACAACCTTTAAGCGTGCTGATGTTGAAGCAAATGCTAAAGCTATTTACGAAATGATTTACAAAGTTGTCCCTGTTGGATTTGCCCACAATCAGAAAGATTCGGTTTGGGATGTAACTTTGCCTTGTTCGCCTACTCTCGGTGATATCTTTGCAAAGAACGGACTGAAACAACTCTGTTCACTCGGCGGTGGAAATCATTTCATTGAGATTGGTTATGACGAAAGCGATGTGATCTGGATTACTGTCCATTCCGGTTCGCGTGGTATTGGTCATGCTGTTGCTACTCACTACATGAAACTTGCTTCAGGCGACGGTAAAGCGCGTGAAGGTCATTTTGGGTTTGATGTTAGTTCGCGTGAAGGTCGGGATTACATTACTGATATGAACTTTTGCTTGGCGTTTGCTTTGGAGAATAGGATTCAGATTGCAAATCGTGTTGCGCGAGCAATTAAAGAATTCTGTGACGGTTATTGTGAACCAGGAGAGCTTATCAACCGCAACCACAATCACGCTGAACTGAAAGATGGTCTTTGGATTCATCGCAAAGGTGCTACTCATGCTGAAGCGGGAATGATGGGCGTGATCCCTGGTAATATGCGTGACGGTTCGTTTATCGTGCGTGGTAAAGGTAATCCTGACGCTCTTTGGTCTAGTTCGCATGGTGCAGGCCGTGTTAAAGGTCGGAAGCAAGCTCAGCGCGAAGTTAAGCTTGAGGATTTTGCTGAAACGATGATTGGCATAACTGCTAATGTGGGTAATAATACTTTGGATGAATCGCCTTTTGCTTATAAGAATATTTATGATGTGATGAAGCAGCAGAGCAATATGGTTGAGGTTATTCATCATGTTAAGCCTATTGTTAATTGTAAAGGATAAGGAGGCTATGTGATTAAGGATATGACGAACAAAGAAACAGCAGAACATATGCGAAATTTTATTACAAGAAATCACGGTCCTTTTGCTTGGCCTACTGACGCTTGTGGTTATGATCAGCATATTAAGTTTGTTAAATACAGAAACGAATTTTGGAATACAAGCTATTCTGGTGACTGGAAACAGTTTGTTAACGAGTACGCAGATAAGCTTGAGCAGGAGGCTGTGTGACAAACCCCTACATACTCTCCAATGACATATTCAAGTCCAGTGAACTAATGGCAATGAAGCTCAAAGAGCGAAAGAGCGCGGGTTTACCTTTCGACGCGCTTAGACCTGGATACAGTTTCTATGTCAAGATAACAGATATGTCAGAAGCTGCTTTTCGTAGTATGGTAAGTGCTACTTCTACTCGACATAGAAGGGCGTACAAATGTATCAAGCATAAAGAGCGAGATGTGTTTGAAGTGACTGTTGTTAGTGATGTTGAAATTGAATCGAAACTTGAAATGTACGAATCGTCGGCTAAAGCTAAGAACTTGGTCAGACTAGGTAAGCAAGGCCGAAAGATTTATCATTTTGATGTTCTCGAAGAAGGTTACAGTTTCTCTTATTCTATTGAGGGTAATAGCGAAACTGCTCTTAGGACCGCTTGTAGTTTGTGGTCTAAGAAATTAGGTGTTAGATTCAATTTGTTCAGGCATGATGAACTTGGTATCTTCGAGGTTGCGCGGCTTAAACCTTCTCAGCTTACGCATGATCAGCCTATTCCTAGTTCAGCGCGTGCTCTTGCTTATAGAGGTAGGTATGATATACCTGAACCTAAACCTAAGCCAGAAATAAAGTTTGAGTATAAATCAGGGCCGTCTCCTATGCTTGTGCCTCTTGTGCCTGAACCGAAGGTTGAGCCTGAACCACCTCCTGTAGTAAAGCCTGAACCACCACCCAAACCCATGCCTGCTGTTGAATTTTGGAGTGATAAATGAACCAGATACCTTACATAGAATTCTTTAATGGACTTAGTGAAGGTCAATGCTTTTTGATTCCCTGTGAGCAACTTGATGCATTAGAACTTGCAAATATTTGTAATAATGCTGGCGAACACTTGAAAAAGGAATTCGTTTGTGTTAAAAATGGCGGCAACTTTGAGATATCGCTGAAGTCTCAAGCTGAAATTAGTTCTCCTACATTTGGAATTATTAATATTGTTGATTCGACGCCGTTGATGCTTGCGAATAACACGGCTCGAATAAGCAATAGAAAGTTTCCTTTCGACACGCTTGAAGTAGGTAAAAGTTTCTTCGTCGCTTTGAGTGAAGAAGGTAATCTAAGAACTCAGGCTAGCCAGTACGGTAAGAAGCTAGGCCGAAAGTTTAGGTGTGTTAAGCATAAAGAACAGGGCTTAATTGAGGTAGGAAGAATATCTTAATGTGGCTAAATAGGAGAGAAAGATGTGTTTATTCTGTGCTGATAAGATGAAGCATGTAAGAGTGCTTCTAGCCGCTAAAGCGATAGGTTGGTTGCCTAAAGAAGATGACACCGATTTAGAATCTGTTGTTGAGAAAGTGATATGGGATCATGCCAAATTGCACTACAGGTTAAATGAGGATGAAGCTGTTGAAGTATATAGATGTTCTGTAATTAGAGCTAATTTGTGCAAAGGAATTCGCAAAGTTTTACCTTCAATTTCAATCGAAGACAGGTTTAGGCTTGCGTTGCAAGCAGGCGCGGTGAAGCTATGACTGTTATTAACATTAATAAAGCACCTAAAGACTGGCGAAATAACCCTGAATATGCTTACATTGGGCGAACCGGTTACGGGATTGAAGGTTACTTTGGTAATCCGATTGACCACAAAGCACCTTGCTTAATATGTGGGCAAATTCACGGTCTTCCTGGATTAACTTTACTTTGCTACGAGACTTGGTTGCAGAACAAGCTTAAGTTTGATGCTGTGTTCAGCGAACGCTTCTATAGGGAACTAAGCGGCAAGATATTGGTTTGCTTCTGCAAACCTAAGCCTTGCCATGGTAATATTATATTGAAGTATTTGGAAAGGAGATGATGAATGCAACACATTGATGCTTTGATAGATAAGTTTTATTCATCGAAACCTAAAGTTCTTTGGCGAATGAGTAAGAAGATTAGGAGTACAATCGGTCAGTGGAAAGCGGATAATGGAGCGTATTTGCTTTATATTGCTAACGATGAAGAATTGAAGCCTTTCACTTTGTTAGGTCATCCTATTCAAATTATTGAAGAAGATAAGTTGATTTTGCTGTATGTGTTTGCAAATGGAGCAGTCGAAATGTTCGACATGACAGACGTGTTAAAGGAGACAACAAATGCAAAGCGTTGAATATTACAAAAACGGTGAACTTGTACGAGCAATGGAATTCTTTAACGGTGATTCTTACCAGGAAGTACAGAGCAAAATGAAAGATAGGCTTAATGGACTCGAAAACGAATTTGAAGTTGTGAGTATGAAGCGTGAAAAAATCGGTCGCAATCAAATGTGTCCTTGCGGTAGCGGCGTTAAGTTTAAGAAATGTTGTATCAATAAGAGTCTGTAAGGAGAAACTATGAGCGCAAGTAAATTTAACGGAACCTATGACAATCAAAAAGCACAATGCCGCGAATGGTGGCTGGACGGCATGATGATCTATTGGCAGAGCGCCAAGCTAATAGCCGATATGGGTCGTACCGAGTTCGGCGGCTTCCCTGACCTTCCGAAGCAGGATAACGAAGCGCGAGGTTGACCTACAGAGGCCGAACGGCGGCAAGGTGAGGCTTGGGTATAGGCCAGGGTTGAGCTGTCGCTGTTGGCGACATTAGGAGATATTAATAATGGATACGAGCGTCGGTCTGACAGTTGAGGGTTTGGTTGAATTGAAGCGCAAAATGGACGAATTAAACAAAGGCTGTCGCCATGAAGCACCGATTTACGGTCATAGCCTTTTGCCTAGTTTGTTTGGTGGCATAGACATCATCAAAAGCAATTACTTGCCTACAAGAACCGAAACATACGAAGAAGAGGTTGAACTGACTTTTAGAGAACGCTGGATCGAACCACTGTTGCATGGTGCTACGTTGCCGTTTGAGCCTTGGGTTAAGACAAAGTGGGTTACTAAGACGCGCCAAGTACCTGAACCGGTGTGCTATATGGTTGGTAATCAGCTTCTTATGAGTAGCTTTGCGTATGGCAGGCTGCGTAACTCAGGAATTATTTCAAATATTGTTTACTAATCGTTGACAAGCTGAAGTTTGTAATGTATAAGAAATGAAACTTCAAGTTAAGGAGGTAAACAGCATGGACGAAATGAAAATGCAATTTAAGCTCCGAGAACCTAAGATCGGAATGCAGATTGTTAGCAAAGGTGATAGATGTTGTTTTGGTATGCCGAAAGGCGACGTTGGAACGATTGTTGAGATTGAGCCTAACGGATTAGAGTTTACTGTTACGAACTGGTACGGTAAGCGGGAATCTCATTGTGTTCAGTGTGCTTTGGAGTTACGTGAGGTGACTAAGAAGACTTGGCTTGAAATGTGTGATAAGGAAGCTAAGAGGGTGCGAGGAAATGACAAAAGCTGTACAACGCCGCAATGTTGATTTAATTGAGCTTGCAATGATTCAAACCCTATATCCTAGCTTAAGAGTAAAAGAGCGCAAGATACTTCACGGCTTGCTGAAAGAGAAAGACATTGCGCTTTTCAATGTCGAGCAAGTTTATCCTGTAACTGATAACTTGCTTGGCAGCATCATTCGCCACAAAGAAACAAACTATGAGCAGTTGGTTGCTCACACTGAGAAGTATAAAGCCAGGGCTATTCTCGGTCCTGTTGTCAGTCAGCGACTCGCTCTTGCTAAGTCCGGTAAAACTTCGATAAACCTTTCCATTGAAACTGGTACGCAGGTTAAGGTTGTTGAGGATCGTGAGCCTGAGATTAAGTCATGCGTTGTTTTGGGCCATAATCCTCAATACAGTAACGCTATGTTTAGGGTTAAGATGTTGACCAAAGCTGTTCTAAATAGTGATACGTTTATTGATCATAGTGGTGCTAAATTCGGCAAGTTTATAGTGATAGGTTTGTCTGCTCACAGTAAAGGAAGGTGGGTTGTACGTTGCGAGTGCGGCGAACATGAATTTAGGACTACCAAAGCCATTAAGAATCCGGCGAACACTCAGGATGCTTGTGCTAAGTGTAAAGGAGGTAAGTTGTGAAACTGAAAGAAACTAACGGCAAAATTGAAGCTCTTGATAATCGTTGGATGTTCATGCACTTTCTGAGCGGCCAAAATGAGCTATTTTCCGAACCCTGGAACTGGAAATTTATTGAACAAATGTGTGCTGCTCACAATGAGCCGTTTGAGAGGGTGAGATGAAACCGGAAGACTTCACCAAGTCAGGTAGCGAAAGCGGTGAGCAGCGTGCTTTGATGGCATGGGCTGCAATGAATGTGGGTAAATATCCTGAATTACGTTGGCTATTTCATATTCCTAATGGCGGTATGCGAGGTAATGATGCAAGAACTAGAGCTGTTATGGGTAACGCACTTAAGGCTGAGGGGGTCAAAACTGGTATAGCTGACCTAATGCTTCCATACCCTAGAGGCGGTTATCATGGCTTATGGATTGAGATGAAAAAGAAGGGTGAAAAGGTGAAGAAAGGTTCTGACCAGGATAAGTTTGGTAAAGAAATGCTAGCTCAAGGTTATGGTTGGTGTGAGTGCGATAGCTACGAGAAAGCACGCGACGTACTAATTCAATATCTATCTCAATGAAAGGAGAAACAAAATGAGTAACACTGATCCGAACAAAGGCAATAACTGCGGCAACTGTAAACGTGGAAGCAAACCTATGACTGAGCCTGAGTGTGTTGTTTGCGGCAATGTTGAGAACGAGACTAAGGTTAAGTTTTCGCAATGGGGGGCGAAAGAATGAAAGTTTATGTATTTGAATCTGTTGTGTTACTGATAAGTTCAATTTTCTTATTCTCGTCTATTATAGCTTTTGGTTGTTCGTTTAAATGCGGAGGTTATGACGAAGATGAAAAGTTGAAAGCTCTTTGGTATTTTGCTGCATCAGGAGCCTTTGCGTTGATCTTCGGCGCTAGAATGATTTATTTGCTTGCTGTAGAAGCTGGAATGAATTTATTTTAATCTAAGGAGGATTCATGATTTTAAGAAACCGATTTAAGCGAAAACGCTCCGTTAACGAAATGTTAATCTTCACTTTAGCTATTATGATTGCGGTAGCAATGTTCTCTTCAGCAACTGTATGGCTCACTAAGCGGCCAACTCCGCAATTAAAGAAATGTCACGGCCCTGGGCTTTCGATAGAAACTCTTAAGTATCAGGCTTACTTTTTCGAGGCTAATGCGGGTATTCATGCGTTAGAAGTTGCTAAGGCTGTGCAGCAGTCGAAGCGTAAACGGCTTACCGCTGCTATCTGCATGGTTGAATCAGGCGGCAAGAAAACGGCGTATAATCGCAGAACTAAGGTTGATGGGATGTATCAAGTTAACCCTGCTTTTTGGGGTAAGGTAAACACCAAATCAGCTCTTGCTATGACTGCTCAGCACGACGCTATAATGGATGAACTTTTAGCCGCTTCTAACGGAAACTTGAAGGTTGCATTGAATCGATACGGCGGCGATTCAACTAAAAAGGTCTACGCTCAAAATATATTGAAAGAAATGGAGCGCACCCCTTGACATTGGAATTAAGTTTTGCTAGATTGCACTCACCGATTAACGAACCAACTAAAAGGAGGAATTAAAAGTGGTACTGGAAAACAAAGCTCAGAAGCTGAAGCGTGAATCTCTCGAAGGTCTTCCGGCAATCGTCGCTGCTACTCAGAGTGAGATTGGTTACATGTTTGCTCCGCTTGAGAACGCGGAATGGCTGAATAAGAACGGTCTTGTTGAATTTGATGTAAGTATCACTAACGAAGCGGGATTCATTGCAACCCGCGCAACCACAAAGGGGATTGAAAAAGTTATGAGTGAAAATGTTCAGGTTGAAGCAGCAGCACCGGTAGCGTCTGGTTATGTGATCGAAGACATCGCAGTTGAAGTAGTTTCCAAGCGTCGTGGTGGTGGTAGGGCTGGCGTTTCCTACCCGTTTGATGCACTTCAGGTAGGCCAGAGCTTTGTTGTCCCGGCTACTGAGAAGAAGCCGAATCCGGTGAAGTCTATGGCGTCTTCGATTACCGCCGCTAATGCTCGTTACGCTACTCCGCTGACTAACGAAGATGGTTCTCCGAAGATGAAAACCATTACCGTTCCGCGTACCGGCGAAAAACGCGATGTCCAGGCTACTCAGCTGGTTCGCAAGTTTACTGTTGTTGCTTGCGAAGGTGGTGCAAGGGTGGGGCGCGTGCTGTAATAGGTAATAACGGTACACTCAAAGGCCCAAGTTGAGTGTTTAAATGAAGTAAGATTATTTGCCTATACTTCGGCCAAATTATTTAACCTTTAATTGGAGATAAAACCCAATGAAAACCGAAATTAAAAACGCAATCAAGCTGTTGGCTCAGAAGATTACTGGTGATGTGAAGGCTGATGAAGCATTGAAGTTCACGCAAGCTGCATTGAATCTTGCTCATGTAAGTCAGCTTGTTGTTCAGACCAAGATTGTTGAAGGAAAGAACTGAGTCAGCACGGAAGGACGTGCGAGATAGCCTTGTGAAAAGACCTCAACCGGATAAAGCCGTTGGATGGTTCAGTAAACAAGGGTAGCATGTTTGAACAACACGGAACAGGTATCAAGCCCTGTACTCAGTTTAAGCTTTAAACGCCTCGCCGAACCTTGAAGATGCTGGTGTTGTTTGGTGCTGTAGGCTTGACCTACAGAGGTAAGGTAGCCGTTTCGCGTTGCGGTCTTATCTGAATATGTAGCGCGGGGCTGAAAGCCGGGTCACTCGTAAGAAGGCTTGACTTTGCCAGTTTCAGAGTAAATTGGTTGTAGTTTGATTTGCAGCAAGTAGCTCAGCGGATAGAGCGTTCGGCAATTCGTTTTTACGAATGCAGTAATCTGAAAGGTCGTTGGTTCAAATCCAATCTTGCTGCAAATTGTTCAGGTTGCGCGGATTCATTAAAGGAAGATCAGAGCAGTCTTCGCCTGAATAGTAACAGAAGTTAGTTGAAGGTGTTTGCCGCAACGATTTACTGTTTCAAATCGCTAGTACAGTGAGGGCATGATTCGAAGTTTGAAATATAACCAAATAGCCGAAAAGCCTTTGCATGAGCGACCTGACTACTAGCAACGAACCCGCTTTGACAGATTAAAACCTGTTAAAGCGGGTTTTCTTTTGCCGAACTCTTGACATTCATGATTAAGATTTGTTAGAGTGTTGCCGCAAGCTCCAAAACTTTAGTTTAAGGAGATTCTAATGCAAGAAAGCAAGTTAACCTGTCCGGTACTGCGTTGGTACGGTCATTGTTACATGAGCGTTGAATGCAAATCTTGTGGAAGATTGCGCTAACCAGTTGTCAGGAGGTATAAATGCCGCCGCAAACTGAAGAATTTAGTCGTGAAAGTGTTAATGCTCTTGTATGTCCTGCTCTTAATATTCTTAGAGCTATTGAACTTGATTTAGCGGGTTGTGACTGTATTTATAAGCCGAAGATTCGCAATGCTACTGATAACTTGCTTAAGCTAATGACTCTTGCTAAACGAGGTGATTTGAATGGCTAAGATAGATACTCTTGAACCGGATTTTAAGGTTCGAGTTGAAGAACTGATCAAACGAACCGAAGCGGCTACCAACCGCCAATGGGCTATTAGTGACGCTCGCCGCACTATGGCTCAGCAGCGTGATATTTACGCTCAAGGCCGAACTAAGCCGGGAAAGGTAGTATCGAACGCTAAGCCTGGACAATCGGCGCATAACTTTGCCTTAGCGATTGATCTATGGCCGCTTAAAGCCGATGGTAAGAACTTTGATTGGGGTGCTAGCCAAGCTTTGTTTAAAGTGATGGCCGACATTGCTGTTGAAATGGGTCTTACTTCAGGTTTCTACTTTAAGAGTATTCACGATGCTCCTCATGTTGAACATCCGCGTTGGCGTCAGCAGCAAGCTAAATGGAAAGCTGGTGAGATTCAAATTGCGTAACGTAGCTTTGCTTATAGTTGTATTAATGCTAACCGGCTGTGCTATATTAGGTCAGCGTGAATCTTCAGTACAATTGTCTAATGGCGAAATAGTAACTATACGATGCCCACATGACGGTAAGGTAGAGTTTAAGCAAGGTGAAACGCAGATTAAAGTTGATCTTCAAGGTAAGCCTGGGCCGATTGATTCATTGGTAGCTTTAATGTCTTTAGGGTTTGCGAGGCTGTTTACAACAACTGAGGTGGTTAAATGATAAAGCTTTGTGAACAGCTTTGTTATGAGAGCTATTCTGACAGCAAAAACTTTACAGAAGTAGGGGATTTGGCCTACGGTTTGTTCTACACACCTTACGGTAAAATTCTATGCATCAGAGGCTCCGAGAATGCCTTGAATTGGCTTCGTAACGTCAGGGCCGTACCTTGGCGCACCTGCGGCGGTCATATTGCCCACAAGGGGTTCATACGAGCTTTCCAGGCGCTTTGTAGCGGCGGGATGCCTACCGGAGCAGGCGCGTGTGACATCGTGACAGGACATAGCCTTGGCGGGGCCATAGCGACCCTCTACGCTGAGCAGGCCGGATGCAAGGTAGTCACCTTTGGCTCGCCTAAAGTGTACTTCAGATTCGCTCCTGCGCCGGTTCTGGATCACATTCGAATAGTGCGTGACGACGATCCTGTTCCCTGGATTCCTGGTATGTTCTACAGCCATAGAACTGAAGCTACGGTGAGGAAAGATGACGATCATCATTTGCTTCAGATTGAAGACCACTTTATGAAAGGATACTTGACCAAATGAGAACTTTAGCTTTGCTGGTTTGGATAGTGATTCTGTTGACTAGTTCTATTGTGGGTAAATAAGAGGATAAATTAAATGGCAAGAGATAAGTGTATTTACAATCGTCATATCGAATGTGTTAACTGTGAACTTTGTGACAGATACAAGAAATGATGAACTTATTAGGCTGTTGATTCTATTGTTGGGGTGAGTAATGCCTATTGCGCCTAGAAGACCTTGTTTACAACCTGGATGTGGTGCACTTGGTAATACGCCTTATTGCGAGAAGCACACTATTCAAAAGAAAGAAGAAGTTCGTATTAAAGATCGGTATCGTGGTTCTGCTGCTTCAAGGGGCTATACGCACGAATGGAATAAATTTAGTAAAAGATATAGAGAACAAAACCCTTTATGTGTGATGTGTGAAAAGGAAGGTAAGTTAGTTTTAGCTCAATGCGTTGACCACATCATTCCTCATAAGGGTGATCAGAAATTGTTTTGGGATTTGAATAACCTACAGTCGCTATGCCACTCGCACCATTCAGAGAAAACTGCGCGTGAAGATAACGGTTACGGTAATGCAGCAAAAGAACGAGAAAGATTCATCTAAGGAACTAAAATGGCGAACACAAGTCTGAAACCCGCGCATTTGAAAGTAGTGGACAAAGCACATGCTCACATGTACGACTATGACAATCCTGAACCGTCTAAGGATTGGCCTGTTACACCATCTCGCTTGTCACCTAAAGCAGCAGGTATCTTTGAGCGAATGGTATTGCGTATTGCTGAACTTTATCCTCCTTCAGCTTCTCATACCGAAATTTTAGCAATTTACGCCGAGGCCGAGGAAGATTATCTTGAACTGTCTGCTTACATTAAGTGGAATGGCCGAACTTTCACTACTGAAAATGGACAAATCAAACCTTATCCTGAAGTAGCAATGAGGAATGAAGCTAAGAATACGATGGAAAAGATACTTAAGGAGTTTGGTCTAAGTCCTGCTTCGTCGCGTAATGTAAAAGTAACCAAGCGTCAAGAGAAGCGTAACAGCTTTGCGGATTTGGATGATTGATATGGCTAAGTGCGAACTGGTTATTAGAGTCGAAGTTAAATGGTGGCTGAAGCTGTATCTTAGCGGCTTGAGTATGGTTTGCTGGATTACTGGCAATGAGCCTGATTGGGATAAGGTTAATGCCTGGGTTAAGCGAGGTATTAAATTTGAACAGGTATAGAATGCCCACACCTTTACCTCAGTGGTTAATCGAACTGATTGAGCGTTGCAAGCGCGAAAAGGAGAATGGAAAGGTTAACTTAAACTAATTTAAGGTTAAGGGTTGCTTATCTTGACTTTAAGAACTAATTCAGGTAGGGTGTCGTGCAAATACAGAATGCACTCCGCCAAGTGCTAATGAGATAGGATACGGGATACATCTCGTTCCTTAAATCCCCTTATCAGATGGCGGTCTGATAAGGGGATTTCTAGTTTAGGGGTTTTTATGAATGAAGACTTCAAGTTAAAAAGTACAAAATGTAAAGATAGACCTACTTATATTTATATTTGTTGTGATCCTAACACTTCAGAATGTAGATACGTTGGTAAAACCATTCGTTCTGTGGATTACAGAATCAAAGCTCATGTTAAAGACCTATCTTTAAATCATAGAGCTAATTGGTTTAGACATGTTGGTTTTCCTGACTATTTTGTAGTTGAAATTGTTCCTCCTGGTGGTGATTGGATCGAAGCCGAGCAATTTTGGATTGCCTATATGAAGAGTTTAGGAGCAAATCTTGTTAATATGACAATAGGGGGTGAAGGTCTTTCTGGTTGGAATCATTCTGACAAAACTAAACACAAAATCAGGTTAGGCCATTTAGGTAAAAAGAAAGGTCCTATGCCCGATTATCATAAATTTAAAATTAGTTTAGGAGGTAAAGGTAAAAAACGTTCGGCTGAGACATGCACCAAACTAAGTATTGTTAACACAGGAAAAAAGATAGCTCCTGAAGTTATAGCTAAAATAAAAGCCAGTAAAAAAGGTAAAGTTCCTGTGCTGTCGGAAGAGGGACGTGCTAAAATTGTAGCCGCAGGTAGAGCTAGAAAAGGAGTTGCTTTATCTGAAGAAAGAATAGCAATTATTGCAGAAACTAATCGAAGAAGATGTACCGGTGTGAAGCAGACGCCTGAACACGTTGCTAAATGCGCAGCGGCTAGAACAGGCCATGAGGTTTCACAAGAAACGCGTGATAAAATAAGTCGCGCTAACAAAGGTACTAATCATAGAGAAGGTACTCGCCATAGCGAAGAGACTTTGGCTAAAATGTCACAGTCTGCGAAAAAGAGAGGTGCTTTACAAAGAGCCAAAAGGGAAGCAGAGCTTTTAGCTTTTTTCAGCATGACCGAACCTATTGAATGGTGCGAAAATGAGTAGGGACTATACCGCTATTTCATATCAATACTGCTTAGATGTCGTCAACGATACACTTCCCAACAGAATAGCATGTAAATTGGAAAAGCTTGCTTGCCAGCGTCAACTTCGTGATTTGGAACGTCAGCACGATCTTTCATTTCCTTATACGTTTGATGCTTCAAAAGGAAACAGGCATTGCCGTTTCATGGAAAAATTACCTCATGTTAAAGGGTCGCAACGTGGTGAATTGCTCACATTGGAGCCACATCAGGTTTTCATGCATCATACCTTGTTCGCATGGGTCAAGAAGGAAACTGGTTTCAGACGTTATACAAAGGTGTACTTCGAGCTTCCCCGTAAGAACGGCAAAAGTTTCAGCTCAGCAGGAATAGGATTATATTGTGCATTTGCCGAAAAAGAGAAAGGTGCAGAAGTATTTGCTGGCGCAACTTCACTCAGGCAAGCCATGATGGTATTTGAACCAGCGTGGCAGATGGTTTCAATGAGTGATGATCTTAAAGACGCATTTGGTTTAACATTAGCTGGTACAGCACGTAACCCTACTTCAATCTACAGAATGGATGACATGAGTCGTTTTGAGCCAATTGTAGGCAAGGCTTCAGACGGAAACAATCCAACATGTTCAATAATAGACGAATACCATGAACATTCTGATAGTTCATTACCTGATTCACAACTTACTGGTATGGGAAGTAGACAACAGCCGCTTCTTTTATTTATCACAACAGCCGGATTTGACACTTCATCGCCTTGTTACGAAGAACATTTAGAAGCAATTAAAGTTTTAGAAGGAACGATAGAGAAGGAAAATACATTTTGCATCATATTCGGAATTGATCCTACAGATGAATGGTCTGATTGGGAGTGTTGGCGTAAGGCCAACCCCAACTACGGTGTGAGTATCACAGCCGATTCGTTGAAAGAAACATATCACAACGCAATGACTAGCTTAAAGGATCGTTCGACGCTACTTACAAAGCATCTTAACGTTTGGATGAACGGCGGTCAAACTGCATTTGATATGTTGGCTTGGGATAAGTGTAAAGATACTTCTTTGAAGTTGGAAGACTTCAAGGGTCAGCGTTGTTTCGTCGGTATGGACTTAGCTTCAAAGCTGGACCTTTGCGCCGTGATGTTTTTATTTCCGGTAGGCAAGGAAGTCGTTGTATTTGGTAAATATTATTTGCCTAGTGATACAGTAGATCGTCCAGAGAATAAACATTGGCAATTATGGCGAGACGAAGGTTTGCTTACTGTTACACCAGGAGCTAGAACTGACTACAGGCAAATAGAAGAGGATTTGATTCAGGCTGATAAAGAGTTTAAAATCATAGAACTCGCATTTGACCAAAAAGAAGCGTCTTACTTAGTTTCAAATCTTCAGACAGAATGTTCATTTGAATGCGTAGAAATTAATCAGTCACCCGCCATGATTTCGGAGCCAATGAAAGAGCTTGAGGCTATGATAATGGAAGCGGAGATTAAACACAATGGAGATAAGCTATTAACTTGGTGCATGTCGAACGTCATTAAGAAAACAGCTCGTTCAGGAGGTGATACAAAGCATTATTTTCCAACCAAGCAAAACAATTCAATGAAAATTGATCCCGCAGTCGCTATCATAATGGGTCTTAGCAGATTGAAAGTTCATTGCGAAGACGATAAAGATTCATACAACGCTAGAGCAGCAAGAGGCGAAGAGAATATATTGAGGGTGCTTTAATTGTGGGTAATGACTAAAAGGAGAAAATAAATGGAAATGCAATTTCTAACACTGCTTAACGATAACAATGATTGGATTGATTGGGCTGAACTTTGGTTTGGTGAACTAGAGGGCTTAGAGACTCCTGTAGAGTTTCCTTGCTACGCTTCACATGAATGCATTGGCTTTGATGACCTGGAAACTGAAGGTGATTGCATGGGCGATGCTTTGTTCTGGCCTACGTTTCTGTATGAGAAGGATGTTCGTGAGATGTTGGAAAGGATGTGATGTTATGGAACTAGAACCTATTGTCAAAGTAGGCGATCAATATAGAATTTATTATGGTGAAGATAATCTTAATAACGTTCAGCGTTTGCATATTCTTGCAATCATAGAACGGCAAGTAATGTTTAAATATTGGACTAGACGTGGTTGGCGATATTGTTTAGAAAGTTCACATTGGTTTAAATTGCTGAATGAAAAAGGTTATCTTATTAAACTCTAAAAGGAGAAACCAAGAAATGGCAAAGTACAGAAAGAAACCGGTTGAGATTGAAGCAATCACGTTTGATGAACTTGTTGAGCATGGTAAAGCTAATTGCGGCGGCAACATTGTCAACGGAATGCCTTGGTCGTTTACTTACGAAGGACAAGCAATTAGCCATGAAAATGATGAATGCTATTTGATTCCCACACTTGAAGGGACTATGAAGTTCACGCCTGATGATATGTTGATTACTGGCATTAAGGGTGAGATTTATCCATGTAAGAAAGAGATATTCTTTGCTAGCTATGATTGTGTGGAGGGATGATGAACAGAACTGAGCATCTTTTAACATGCGCGGCTGAAGAATGTAACGAAATTGCTCAACGTGTAAGTAAAGCTTTGCGCTTTGGACTTGATGATATGCAAGTAGGGCAAGGACTAAGCAATGCCGAGAGAATTGTTCAAGAGTTTCGAGATTTGCAGGCTGTGATGGAAATGCTTGAAGATGAGTTTATTGTCGAACCTTGTGTTTGGATTCGTGATGTGCAAGCTATTGAAGAAAAGAAAGCAAAGGTTGAAAAGTATCTAAGGTACGCTGAATCTACTTGCGGAACTTTAAAGGAGAACTAAATGCAACCATTTCAAGAAAGAGTTGTTCAAGAGAAAGCTGAATTGGATGAAAAGATTGATAAGCTTGTTTCTTTTATGAATTCTGCGTTAGCTGTCGTTCCTTTTGAAGAATGGGAAAGATTAAAGCGCCAATACGTTGCTATGACTGAGTATTCTTTAATCTTGGGCGAGCGCATTGCGGCGTTTGAATAATTTTAGTACGTACATATTTTCATATTTCGAGGAATTATGACTCACGGTGGCGCAAGACAGGGAGCCGGTGCGCCGGAAGGCCCTCGGCCTGGAACGGCAACAGAGAGGCACGAAATCCGGCTTACAACGCATGAGAAGCAGGTTCTGAGGCGTCGTGCGGCGGCTCGCGGCATGACTGTTAGCGAGTTCATCAAGGTGCAGTGCTTGAGCGGGAAGGAGGATTGTGATGTTGTTCTCTATGACACATCTTTACTTTGATTCTGATCCAGAAGTGTTTGATGATACTACACCGCCTGCGTGGTTAGTAAGCACAGCGTTTAAATGGTGGTTTGACGACTACGTATGTAAACTACCGGTAGGAGGTAGTATATCTTCAGACTTTCGGTTAATAAGCAGAGTGAAGTAACTAAAAGGAGAAACAAATGACTCATCACAAATGCAACTGGATAGCGAACAGTGGTAGAGGCGGCAAACCTGAATTTAGGTACAACGCTCAAATGAGCAATCAACCAATTATGCATGTTAATTGTTCTGTTTGTAATGCTAGAACTTGGCTTACTGAAGAACAGTGGGAGGCGTTGAAGAAATGAGCGAGCTTAAATGGTGGAATGATCCTGAAGTAAAGAAGATGTATGCTGTAGGCCAGAACATGCGAGGTGTTGCCGATGATGGGCAAGTTAATGGCTGGATGTTAGAAGGTTTGTTTGAGACTGAACAAGAAGCTGTTGAGCATTGCTTGAATGATTGCTATTTTGTAGTTCCCGTTCCTATAGGTTTAATGACTGGTACTCAATTGCCGGATGGCATTTGGTGGCCGCGTTTGCAGACTAAAGAAGAAGGTCAAGTTGAGCTTGAATTGTTTAGAGCTAAAGGTCATGAAATTGAATATGTTAAACCTTTGAACGAATGTAAGGAGAACACAAATGACTAGACCTGAAGCTCACGTTTTACTAGGTTATCTGAAACGCTACAGAACTGAGCATATCACTTGTGCTCGCAAGTATGATGTTGCTTCTGAAATGATTGCTGAAGTAATGGATATGTTGAACCAGCAAGGCGGGTTAGCTACTGGTAATTATTGCGATAAAGAAACTGTTGAAACATTCGCTTTTAATGTTCAAGGAACTGTGACTAAACGATTAGGTGATATGACTGAACCTCAACTTGCTGAGTTCATCGTTAAAACAGTACAAGAAAGCATCGCCCGTAACGCTCTGCATCCTGACTTCTGAATTAAAATCCTCCAATGCTCAATAATATCTAATAAAGCCCTTGACTCTAGATAGCTGCATGTGATATTTACACTCACAATAGCAACAAAGGCTTTCTCGCATGTCGGGGAGAAAGCCTTAAGACGGTAAACCCAAAAGGTGTGTGACCGCATTGACAAAAGAAAAACTCCTTTCATTTCTGCCTAGTTTTAGCGACGTACTGTTTTTCATCGGTGCTGCGCTACTCTTCTACGGTACCTACCTTCTTAGTCCTGCTATCGCATTTATCCTTTTAGGTTGCATATTTATGGCTCCTGGTGTTGCAGGAGTTGTTAGAACTGTTAAGCCAGTGGTGCCTGAATGAAATGGCTCAATCGGCTCTTTGAAACACGTTCGTCTGTTCAGCCGTCTTTGCTTGTCGGTGATCCTGCACTATCAGGTTACTTCGGCGGTTCACCTAATACTGCTTCTAGTCAGACCGTTAACGCTGAAACAGCCGTAAAGATTTCTACGGTGTCTGCTTGTGTTAATCGTAAAGCACTGACTCTTGCAATGCTTCCTTTGCACGTAATGCAGGAATTACCTGAAGGTGGTCATAAAGTAGCTAAGAATCATCGGCTTTATAAGCAAATGCATGATAAGCCTAATGATTGGCAAACGTCTTTTGATTGGCGTTATATGGGCCAAGCTCATAAGATGTTGCGTGGTAACTTTTATAACTACATTCAGTCTACGCCTGGGCGTGGCATTAATCAGTTAATCCCTTTGCACCCTGATAGAGTGTTTCCGTTTGTGATCACTCCTGAAGGCGCAACGTACTTTATGTATGATAATTCGCCTACTCCGCCGCGTGGTTCAAAACTTTACTATCAGTATTTCCCGGTAACAGGACAAAGCGAGATATTCACTGCGAAAGAGATTTTGCATATTAAAGGCTATAGCGACAATGGTATTGTGGGCAAAACTGTAGTCAAATTGATGGCTGAATCTGTCGGCCTTGCAATGGCAATGGAAGAGCAAGCAGCAAGGCTATTTACTAATGGTGCTCAAATAGCAAAAGTATTTAAGCACCCGGCTAAACTTGATGATCCTGCTTTTGATAGATTGAAAGCTCAGTTGGATAAATACACTGGTGTTGGAAATACTGGTAAAACTATTATCCTTGAAAACGGCATGGACATAAGTAGTTTGAGTATGACTATGCAAGACAGTCAGTTTTTAGAGAATCGAAAGTTTCAGGTAGAAGATATTTGTAGCCATTTGGACGTACCGATGATGCTGATTCATCGTTCCGGTGATAAGAATCAAACCTTTGCAAGCGCCGAAGTAGTAATGCAAATGTTTATTACTTTGAACATGCAACCGGAGTTTGAGAATTGGGAACAACGTCTGAAAATGGATTTGATGTACGACTCTGAAAAGGATTATTACTTCAACTTTGACTTTAATGCTTTGATGCGCGGCGACATGGCTGCACAGGCTGCTTACAACAAGTCGAGGTTTGAAACTGCTTCTTGGTCGCCTAATGATATTCGCCGTAACAGTGGTGAAAGTCCTGACAATAGACCTGAATCCAATGAGGTATATGTTCCGTCAGGTATCTTCCCTGCGAGGTTGGCAGGTAGTCAGTTTAATAAAGGGCCTACAGAACCTAAAGAACCTTCCGCAACAAAGGAGTGATATATGGAAATTGAAAGACGAACTAATACTGTTGAACTCCGCGTTGCTGTCAAGGCTGATAAACCTGTAATTGAAGGTTACGGTGCTAAGTTTAGAACTCTTAGCGAGCCTATGCCGATTATCAGGGACGGGGAGAAGATTGGTACTTTCCGTGAGCAACTTATGCCTGGATGCTTTGCTAGTGCAATTCCTGTGTCTGATATCCGCTCGCTGTTTAACCATGACCCGAACCTGATCTTAGGCCGTACCGCTTCCGGTACTATGGTTGTTAGTGAAGATGAAACTGGACTTTGTTTTGAAGTTGATCCTCCTGATACAACTTATGCTCGTAATTTACAAGTTTCAATGAGTAGAGGGGATATCACACAATGTTCGTTCGGTTTCAACGTTGCTGAAGGTGGTGATACTTACACCAAAGATACTGCAAATCCTGGCGCTTGGATTAGGTCTATTCATCGTGTAGCAAAGCTTTATGACGTTTCTCCTGTAACGTATCCGGCTTATGTTGATACTCAGTGTGCAGTGCGCTCGCTGCTCAATGAAATTAAGACTGAAGAAACTGAGCATGAAAAGCGCGTTGCTGCTGAACTGGCTGAAGAACAACGCAAAGCCGACGAAGCAACTGCCGCACTTGAAGAAGAACAGCGTGTCGCTGCTGAACTTGCCGAAAAAGAAGAAGTTGAGCGCGTAGTTGAAGAACAAAGAAAAGCTCAGATTGAAACTGATAATGCAAAAGCAAGATTGAGACTGCTTGAACTGGAAATGAATTAACAAGGCTGTGTAAGCCCAAACCCCGCAACACGCTACCGACAAAGACCGGAGCGAAAGGAGAAGCAAAATGGCTAAGAATCTGAAAGAACTCCGCGATCTTCGTGGAAAGGCGTTTGCCGACGCAAGGGCTATTCTTGACCGCGCTGAAAAGGAAAATCGCGCAAGGAATGAAGATGAAATTCGTCAGTATGACGCTTTCATTGCCGATGTGGACCGTCTGAAGAAAGACATTGAAGACGAAGAACGCGCACAGGAGCTTGAGCGTGAAATGGCCGCTGAAGCTGTTAGAAACACTCCTGAGCAGCGTCAGGGTAATCCTGGTGAAGAAGCTCGCTCTGCTGCTTTCCGCAAATTTGTGCTGAACGGTAATGGTGGTCTGAACGCTGAAGAGACTCGTGCGCTGACTGCCGGTACTGACACTCAGGGCGGTTTCATCATGACTCCGCAAACCTTCATTGCTCAGTTGATTGCCAACGTGAAGGATATGGTTTTCATGCGTAAGCTGGCAACCATCATTCCGCTGAATGAAGCGGCATCTTGCGGCGTTCCCACCCTGGATTCCGATGTTGGCGATTCTGATTGGACTCCTGAAGTCAAGACTGTGACTGAAGACACCGGGCTTGCTTTCGGTAAGCGTGAACTGTCTCCCCACATGCTTACCAAGCTGGTGAAAATCAGTAATAAGCTGCTTCGCAATGCCGCTCTGAATCCTGAATCCATTGTCAATGATCGTATGGGTTATAAGTTTGGTATTGCAATGGAGAAAGCTTACCTTACTGGTGATGGGGTAGGCAAACCTCTCGGCGTGTTCACAGCTTCTGCTGATGGTATTCCGACTTCCAGGGACGTTGCAATGGCTGCTGGTAACACTACTGCAATGACCGCAGATGGTCTTATTGCTACCAAGTACAGCCTGAAAGCTCCTTATATGACTAAAGCACAGTGGCTGTTCCATCGTGACGCAATTTCTCAGATTGCTCAGCTGAAAGATGGTAACGGTAACTACATTTTCAAATTGGCTGAAAAAGCAGATGTCCCTGATATGCTGCTTGGTAGGCCGCTGATTATGTCTGAGTACGTGCCGAATACCTTTACTGCTTCTCAGTATGTGGGCATGTTCGCTGACTTCTCGAATTACTGGATTGCTGATTCGCTTGCACTTCAGTTCATGCGTCTGAATGAACTGTATGCTGTGAACAATCAGGTTGGTTTTATTGCTCGCCTTGAAACTGACGGTATGCCGGTACTGGCTGAATCCTTCTCCCGTATCAAACTGGCTGCTTCCTAATCGAAGCAGTAATGAACTGACAACTTAACTTAAGCCCCTCTTAACCGAGGGGCTACAAGGAGAAAGCTATGAATCTTAGCAAAAACGTGAAAGTCACTCAGGTGCTCGGCTACTACGCTGCCGGTACTACTGCGCGAAAGGCCGATATCATTGATATGGCTAACTATGATGGTGTCATGTTCATCTACGAACTTGGCACTACCATTGAAAACGGCACTGTCGATTGCTTTGTTAGCGGTGATGCTGCTAATAGCACTTCCGCTATGACTAGGCTGAAAACCACTACCGCTCACACCATTACTGCCGCTAACGCGGCTCTTGCAAAGTCCTGCATTGTGGTTGATGTGTTTCAGCCTGATCCGGTGCTTCATCGGTATCTCGAAGCACAGCTTACCCCGGCTGTGAGCAACGCTGTAATCCTGGGTATTACTGCTATCCAGTACAACGGGCGCGTACATCCTGATACTCAGCCTGCTTCCACTCTGAAATCCACCTTCCTTCAGTCTCCTGAAGAGTAATCTGAACTGACAGGGGCGGTGTAACAGCCGCCCCTTAAAGGAGAACTTATGTCTTACAATGCTAAGGTTTACATGAAACAGGGCGGCAATGAGCTTGTTGTGAAAGCAGGTGGCAAGATTACTGCTAACGGCACTCAGGCGACTCACCTCACTGCTCTCAAAGTTGATTATACAACTGGTGATCTTGACGCTGAATCTGAAGTTATTACGGCGATTAATGCTACTAATACTCGAATTAACGCCATTGTTGCCGCGCTAGAAGGTGTTGGTATTTACGCTGCTAGCTAATTCGTTCTGAAAGGACTTTGAAATGCGAATCCGAATGAACACAACTAAGTGCGGTCCTGTTACAACAGAAAACTGGAACGAAGGTGAGATTAAGAACGTAAGCGTTGAGGAAGCTCGCGCTTACGTTACCTCACACCTTGCGACGGTTCTTGAGCCGTTTCCTGAAACTGCTATGCTTCGGCCTCCTGAGACTGCCGTTGTCACGTCTCCTCAGAAAGCCGTTTCTGGTCCTCCTGAGATTGCAGGGCAGGGCAAGGGTCCAGTCGCCGCGCAAACGCCGCCTGTAGGTCAACCTGCTTCGCCGGTTGCGGCTCCTGGTGCTCCGGTTGCTGGTAATCTGACTCAGCCGCCGACTTGGGGCAAGAAGTAGAATAATGCTGAACTTACAGGCAAAGCTTCACGGTTTCGCCTGTAACTTTATCATTGCTCTAACAATAGGAGTTTATAATGATTGATAGCTATTCTTCATTCGGCAAAACACCAGTCTCGCCAATCAGAACCGCCGTTGCTGTAACGCCTCATGACACGAATGAACTTGCTCAAGTCAGTAGAATCTTTGTTGGTGTTGCAGGTAACATCTCAGTTATTCTCGCCGATGATAGTTCAGCCGTAACATTCAAAGGTGTTCAAGGCTTTCTCCCAATGCTAGTTAAACAGGTTAGAGCTACAGGAACTACAGCAACTGATATTGTCGCTTGTAGGTAGCATTAGAAAATTGTAAGAAACCACTTTCGCCTTGATTATTACCATTCTTTTATGTTACAGAAGACCGCAGCAAGCAGCTTTCAGGGGTAAACCGAATGGTACTTAAACAAATCACAGCGCCTTTGACTGAACCAGTGACTATTGAAGAGGTTTGTGGTCAGATTCGCATTGGTGATTTGTCTGAAGAAGTTGCTACGGTTAACCTTTTTATTGCTGCTATTAGAGAGCAAGCGGAAGCTATGACTAGGCGAGCACTGATTACTCAGGAATGGGAACTTGTTCTTGACGGCTTTCCTGGCGGTCGAATTCCTATCACCTTACCTAAAGCACCGGTTCAAAGCATAACCTCAATTAAATATATTGATGTGAATGGTGTTGAGCAGACTCTTGATTCGATAGCTTATAGGCTGTTAGCTGATTGTGAACCTTCTGATGTAATTCCTGCTTACGGAATAAGCTGGCCTGCTACTCGTTGTGATAAAGCTGTTGTGCGTGTTAGATTTAAGTGTGGATACGGGCCGCTTGCTTCAGATGATCCTGAAGACCCTGATAAAGTGATGCCTAACAACGTTCCTAATGGGATTAAACAATGGATGTTGTTGAATATCGGCTCACTTTATAGCAACAGAGAAAGTGTAATCGTTGAAGGTAAGCTTAGCCTTATTGAACTAACTACGCTTGCTGACGGGCTGATTGTTAATTACAGGTTGCCTAGACTATGAGAGCCGGAAACAGGCGACATCTTATTTCAATCGAACAACCGATTGTAACCAAAGATAAGTTCGCGGCTAATTCAGTAGAATGGCAATTGTTCAATAAAGTGTGGGCAAGCATAGAATCGCTCAAAGGGTATGAGAAAACGGTCGCTAAAGCTTCCTGGCCTACAGCGACGGTTAAGATCGGCTTTCCTTATATCAAAGGTGTATTGCCCACAATGCGAGTGACTTACGAAGGTGTAATTTACTCAATTCTTGATGTTGATGATGTTGATTTGAGGCATCGAGATATCTTTTTGGTTTGCGAAACTGGTATGAAGGGAGCTTAAATGTCATCGGGTTTTGATGTTAAAAGAGATGTGAAAGCTACCGACAAGCAAATTAGTGTGGAAGAACTCGGGCGAAAGCTTTGCAAGTTATTCCATTTGCCTAAGAATACTACATCGTTTGAGCTTAAAGTTGAGTATGCCAAACCGATAATCATCAAATGTGAATACTACCCTGAAGATAAAGATTTGCAAGGTATTGGACTGGTTACTGCTGAGTTTGAACTTATTGAGCGTGTTAAGTGACAGTCGAAGAAAAAATAGCAGCAATTCTAACGCCTGTGTTTGGTGATGAACTATATCCTGTAGTTCATCCTGATCCAGATGGCTTAGAAAACAGCGTGTCTAACCTTTACGCTGTTTATACCAAGATTGGCGGTAGAAGATTCGGTAGCTTAGAAGGTGATGGGAGTTTAAGGCGAACTAGAGTTCAGGTTTCGATTTACTCTACTAGCTACGGTGAGTTGAAAGCTAAAGAATCTGAAATAGAAGCTGCTATGCTGGCTGCAAATGTTCTAGCTGGTCAGACTATTGATGCCGGTAATGATCCTCTCGAAGTTTTGTTGGCTCTGCCGAATGTTGCTGTTGCTGAGCCGACTGATGATTATGAACCTGATACAAAGCGATTTGCGCTTCATTCGGAGTGGTATTGTTGGTGTCGTTCGTAGAATAAACCTATTTGTTCACCAGGAGGTAACGATGCCAGAAATCGGTGCTGTTGTATGGGCAGGAATAGCCGGATTAATTTTAGTTATGCTTACTATCATTGGCTATTTGATTAAAACTGGTTTCGATGGAATTATGGCTGAATTAAAGACAATATGGGCTAAGATTGAGGCACATCAAGTAGCAGCAACCGAAAATGCATTGGCTATCAGAGAAATTAATGCTAGGTGTGAGGAACGGCATAAACAACATCACTGATTCATTAACAATCAATAGTTTGAGCAAAGGGTTCAAACTTCATAAGTTCAAAAAGGAGAACAAACTATGTCTATCAACGCTCAGTTGGCTCAGTTGACCAAATTCTACATCGCCGGAACTGCTAGTGGTGCAAAGACCATTACAGCCGGTGCCGCAGGATTCCCCACAATTCTTACTTCGGCTGCTCATGGGCTTGCCAATGGTGACGTGGTAGCAATTGCTTCCATTACCGGCACTATGGGTACTGATGCAACGAACGGGCTTAATAGTAAAACCTTTGTTGCTCAGAACGTAACTACCAACACCTTCTGCATTCAGGCTAACACTACAGGTCTTACTTACACCAGTGGTGGTACAGCAACTCCTAATGCTTGGACGCAGATCAAAGAGGTTAAGGGGCTCAAGCCGTCCGGCGCAAGCTCGTCTAAGATCGATGTCACGGATTTGGATTCCGTAGCCAAAGAGTACAGAACTGGTCTCGTTGATCATGGTACATTTGGTGCTGAAATTAACATTCTTGAAAGTGATGCAGGACAGACTGCCGTACTTGCTGCGTTCACTAACTCCACTACCAATAACTACAAGATTGTTACTCCTGCTAAAACTAGAACTTTCAATGCAACTTGCACTAAGTTCCCGACTACGCCTGATGCTAGTGTAGACAACGTTCAGGTAGGCAGCATGGAGTTTCAGATTAACGGTCTGATTACCGTTTCGTAAGTTCATTTAGCGGTTGCGAGTTCCAGTTAGCTCGCAACCGCTTCAACTTAGTAGTTCACTCTAACAAAGAAAGGAACACAAAACAAATGGTACTCGACCGTAACAGTTTGATCAATGAGGCTAGGCTTAAAACTGAACTTGTAAAGCTTGATGAAGGTGAAGTAATTGTTTCAGAGCTTTCCGGTCCTGATTACATGAAGCTTTACACCGATCCTGCAAACAGGAAAATGGTTGACGGTGTTGAAACAATGGAAATGGGACGTTTCCAGGCCGCGCTGATTGTCTATGGCGCTGTTGATGAAAAGAATGAGCGTATCTTCAAGGACGAAGACATTGATGCTGTAATGCGTATGTCCAACACCGTGTTCTTTAAGTTGGCTGAAGCTGCTCGTAAAGTCAACGGTATGAGCGGCGAAGAGATAAAAAACTCCAACGAGACGGAAGCCGACGATTCCTCTTCCGTCTCTGCTTAGAACTTGGTATAAGACATCCCGACGAACTAATTGTGGGTACGCCTATAACGCTTCTCAGGATGCCTCTAGGGACGTGGTTTGGCAAGCCTCGGTGCCTTACCCTTACCTTACCAGGAAAAGCCGGTTTAACAGCCTCGCAGATTAACGATTGGCTTGCTTATGATCAGATTGAACCGTTTGGTGAAATGCGAGAAGAGTTGCGGCATGGTCAAATGCTTGCATTACATCTTAATCTGAATCGTGACAGCAAGCAACGAAGTGAACCGTGGACTGCTTTGGAGTGCATGAATTATGTAGTCAAACCTCCTGAGAAGATTTATACGGTTGAAGAGTTAGAGGCTTACGCAGATAAGATATTTGGAAAGTAGTGCAAAGGATTAAACAATGGATAGCTTTAGTTTTTGGTTAGGTGTGTTAGCTTGTTATGTTGGGTTTGCGTTGTACTTTGTGTTTAAAAAGCGCAAGCTTAAGAGTTTTGTCATTGACGCTCGCGTTATGCAACCTGATTCTAAGTTAGCTAAGATGTTTAATAAGAGCCGCGCAAAGGTGAAGTAAAATGGAAGGTTAAGACGCGGAAATCCCGTTAGCATTAGGTTGCTAACGGGATTTGTTGTTTACAGCAATTCTAGCTCAGCTTCTAGCTTGGCAATGTCTTTTTCGGTTTGAGCGATTAAGATTTGCTTTACTAGGTTAAATTCGTGTTCGGAGTCGAATTCAATAGCTTGTACGCCATCAAACACAGTTTGTATTGCAAGAGGTCTTAATTCATCGGTTTGTGTCATACCTGCTTTTTTCAATGCTCTTAAGACTTCCTTTTTACTGTATATAAGTGAGCAATATTTCTTAGCATGTTCTAAATTTTCATATTTCATTTAGCGTCTCCTTTACGTTATTCATACACTCTGAGCCGCACTTCAAACATTCGTAATCAGGTTCTCGCAAGTCTGTGGTACTACCAGTAACCGCAACGGCTATTAGTTGAGCAGGCACATTTAGTAAAGAATCCTATTTGCTTCAGCTTTCGGTGCGGAGTACCGGTTTTGCAGTTCTGGCAATAGCGGATCATTTCTGAGTAAGATAAGGAACGTTAGGTACTTCGCCTCTGGCTTTAGCATAAGCCATTTGAGTGTTAAGTGATCCGATGATTTTGCCTAATGCTCCGCTACCTGCGTTAACTTTAGCTACAGTGGTTTCTTCAGAAAACAGTTTCCTGGTTTCGGCGTCAAGGGCTTCTCTTAGGGTGTCAAGTTGACTTACTTTAACTTTGCTCATTTAATTCTCCTTTTAGGTATGCACGTACTGTGCGGTTTGCTTTTATTATTGAGCGTTTAGCTTCGATAATCTGAGGGTGAAGGTCTGAAGTTGGCGTTTTAAATATTGTCGCAACATAGGATGATATTAAATCTTCCCTATCCTTTTTATGTCTAATTGCTTGTTTAGCTTTGACTTCAGTTTGACTACGATAAAGTTTAGCTTTGTGTTTGTAGTATTCAGGGTCTTGTGAATAATTTTCTTTCATTTTTGCAAGTATTGAATCTTTATTAATAACATATCTTTCGGTAACGCAAAGTTTACAGCCTCCTGTATTATTTAAATTTTCAGGAGTTCTTTTATGACCGTTTATGCAAATGTTGCGCTTTTTAATTCGTTTCCCTTCAAGTCTTCGTTTTTTAGCCGCTTGCTCATTAGAGCATATCTTGCATCTGTTTCTACTTAGCGTGTTTTCAGGAGTTTTCAAATGACCGTTTACGCAAGTATTTTTGATGATTCCTTTGCGCTGATGTCCTGCTATATATCTATAAGGTTCACCTTTTACTAAGTTTTGACTTGGTATGTTTTGAGAAATAATGTTAGTCTTCTCACCACACCCACAATGACAGTAACCGTAAGGGATCATTTTTGCAGCCTCAACCTTTTCTTGCAGTTCGGGCATTCCTTCGGGTTCTCCACTCTCGGTTGCCATTCGTAGTTGCATTTTGGACATTTCATTTATTCCTCCTGTATTGATTAAGTCGGTCGGAATTGTATCGGAATAGGAGGAACAAGTCAAGACTTTGCTGATTATATACTTTTAATAATCCATTGGATATTTGACATTGGACCTATGAATGTGTTAAAGCTAATCATAAATTGCCAATTTACAGGAGCCTTGCTAGATATTATCGGAATATCAATACCAGCAAGGCTTTATTAGTGTTTGAGGATTGTATGTCTAACGACGGTTTTTCCCTAACAACTAAAGGAATAAACGAACTAGGTGCTAGGCTGATGGCTTTTTCTGAAAAAGTTAGCCATAAAGTTATCAGAGACGCTGCTAACGAAGCTGCTACTGTTTTCAAAAAGGAAGCTATAAACAACATACTAACTACATGCACAAATGATAAAGTACATAATCTGAAAGTTAGAGGTGTTTATATTAAAATTAAACCTCGAAACTTGTCTAAAAACATAAGAATTAAAACTTTGAAAAAGATGAAAGACAGAACTATTGAAATGGAAGTGTATTTGAAAAAAGAACATGCCTGGTATGGCATTTTTGTGGAAAGGGGGCGTAGTAATATGGCTGCTAATCCATACATGTCCAGGGCTTTTGAAGCTAAGCGTGATGAAGTTCCTGAAATATTTAAAGATCGAATAGCGTTAGCTTTACGCGAAGGTGGGTTCTAATGGCTGATGATATCAAGATTAGTATTGGTGCAAATACTGATAACTTTCAAACTGGTATTGACAAGGCGTTTAAAACAGTAAGTGAATTTGGAAATAAGAACAAAGAATTAGCCTCCCTTACAGATGTTGCTTTTAGGCAGTTGTCTAAAATAGCAGCGTCTACGGCGGGTAGTGTTCAAGCCTCGTTTAACGAGCTTAGTGTTAAATCCGACGCTTCTATGAAAGCTATGGAAGTTAGTTTAAACAAAGCAAGTGCTGCGTTTAACGTCGCATTTAATAAAATAGTTGCTGATGCTAACACTAGTAGTAATGATGTTGAAAGAGCGTTTAGAAAACTAGGCGAACTGAACGCTACCTTGGATGCTTCAACGCTTAAGAATGAGTTTAAGACTTTAGGTATTGAGTCGGCTGCGTCTATTGAAGCTGCTAAACTCAAGATTCAGAACGCATTCGAAGAAATTAAACTGAGCGGTACTAAATCCCCACAAGATGTAACTCGCGCTCATGAAGCAATGGTTGCAAAGATTACTGAGCTTGACAATTTATTAGTAACGTCTGCCGAGAAAGTTGCTGCTGCTAGAAAGCTGTCTCTTCAAGAAATGAAAGCTACTGAGCAAGCCTTGTATGCAACTCAAGGTATGCAAGGTGAATTTGCTGCTAGCAAGTTGATAGGTCAACAGCAAGCAGGTTCTTCGTTCGCTAACGAACTTAAAGCTCAGATGGAAAGCAACGCTCAGTTTGCAAAACTCGCTGCTGAGAAAGTTAATATTGCTCATGATGAAGCTTTAGCTGAAATCAAGGTATATGAGCAAGCTGCACAAATGAATCAGAAGTTTGATTACGATAAGATTCGTTCGGCAAAAGCTGTCGCTGATGCGAAGATAAAAGCTTTGCATGACACAATGCTGGTTGAAAAAGCTGCTTATGCTTCACAGACAATGAGTAGTGCTGACGCGGCTGCTAAATTAATTGGTCAACCGTTAGCAGGTTCTGGTTTTTCCAATACCTTGAAAACTCAGATGGAAGAAGCTGCTAGATTAAACGAGCTTATGGTTCGTGAAATGGCTTCTTACGCTGCTGCTGCGATGCAGGGTGAAGCTGCTGCTGCAAAGCTCACAGGTCAATTACAAGCAGGTTCTGGCTTTGCAGCACAGTTGAAAGCTCAGATGGAAGGTGTTGCTCAAGAAACCGAACTGAGTGCAAAACGCTTTAAAGAACTCGCTGCTGCTGAAGAATACGCACTTAGAAACAAGGGTGCGAACACCGACAGACTTCAAGGCTCCTTTGACGTTCTCGGCCTGAAATCCTCGCTGAACATTGAAGCTGAACGTGCTAAGGTTATTGCTGCATTCGATAAGATTAAAGTTTCTGGTGTGGCAAGTGCAAATGAAATCAAGCAAGCTCATGTCGCAATGAAGCGTAAGCTTGATGAAATTGAGGGTGTGAAACCTCCTGCTGATAAACATGCTCACAGCATCAATCTTTTAAGTTTAGCTTCCATTGCAGCAATCGCTAAAGTTCAAATTTTATACTCGTTAATCAATCAGACAATGAGTTTGATTGGTAGCTTACCTAGCACTGCTATAGATGCTATTGAAACTTTCCAGTCTTCAATGATCAAAAACGCTGCTGTTATTACCTCTATGGGCGGTGGTGTAGCTGATATTGGTAAAGCTTACCAGGAGAACAAAAAGTACGCCGAAGCTGTTCAGAACGTGCTTGTTAAGATGGATGCTCACACTATAGCATCTTATAAACAACTTCAATTGATGAATGACGCCTTTGTTAATCAAGGTGTGTTCATTGACATTAATAACAAGAAACAACTTCAGGGTTATCAGAACACTGCTAACGCCTTGGCTACTATTTCTGCTGGTATGTCAAACCCTGATATGCAGTTCAGCCAGGAAATACGCGGCCTGCTGAACGGTGAAGATAAGCCTACTAACATGCTGTTCAGGCAATTGAAGGCCATTGATCCGCTCTTGAAGGATCACTTGGCTGATTGGAAGAAGATTGCTGCTGAAACCGGTAATGCGGGTTACGTGCTTGAGAAGCTTGGGCCGCTGCTTGTTGGTTATGCTGCTGCGTCCGGTGATATTGATTCGCTTTGGACTACTGTTAAATCTACCATGAGCACTATCAGGGATGAAGTGCTGCGTGGTGGATTGAAAGAAGGGTTTGAAGAGATAGTTGTTCAGATGAAGGAGATTGCTAAGCAAGCAAATGATAACAAAGAAAAGATTCAAGCAATGCTTAAAGATGGCTTCGGTTGGGCTAAAGTAGCAGCAGAGTACTTATGGAATGTGGGCAAAGCGGCTGCTTATCTCGCTGAGCCTGCAATTTGGTTAGGTATATCTGCTGGTATTATTAAAGTAGCTACGTCTATGACAACGCTTACTTCTGAAATTACTTTAGCTACTGCTGGTTTGAACATATTGGTTGCTGGTTTGATTGCGGCTGCTGCTTATACAGGTAAAGAATATTTTAAAGCTGAAGAAATGGAGTCGCGGCTTAATAATATTAAATCAATGTCGGTTGATGGTACTAAAGGTTCGCTTGCTGCTGGTTTGCAGCGTGAACGAGTAGATCGTCTTACTACAACTGATTTAGAAAAGATTCTTAAGTCTAATCCTTTAGCTTCTGATGCAGAAATTGCAGAGTGGGTCAAAGCTGGTGCGATTAAGAAGTCTTCGTTAGGGGATAAAGGTGACGCTGCTACTATTCTAGGCTCTGTTGGTTTATCTGTAGACCAAAGAGCTATAGAAGCAATGAAAGATGACGCTATTGCCGCTAAAGCGCCTAAGATTCCTAAAGCGCCGAAAGGCGGCGGTGACGTTACTGATCTTAAAAACAACGCTACATCTGCTGACAATGCATATCTTGCTTACTCCAAAGCGTTTGATGAAAGAGTTGCGACGCAAACTGAGATTGCTAACAACAATCTTATTGAGATTAACCGTCAAAGTTACGAATGGGGCTTGATTGACCTTAAGACTTACTTGAATGAGAAAGCAAGACTTACCGAGTCTTCGCTTCAAGCTGACGTTGAGGCTAAAAGAAGTGAACTTAAAGATGCCGAAACTCATCAGAAAGAGGCATATTCTAAAGAAATAACTAACAAAAAAGGTGTTAGGAACTTTGACGCTGAAGCTTTAGCACAAACTAAAGCTGATACTAAAGTAGAGCAAGCTCAAAAGGCGCTTATTGAGGTTGAAGGAAAGCTTGCTGATACTAAGATTAAGAATGCTGATTCTGGAAAGCTTGCTACTATAACTTCTATTCGCGGTTATCAGGAAGAACGAATCGCTTTCCTTGAAATGCAGAACGATTTCACAGGTGCTACTGCGATTCGTAAGAAGCTGATGGAAGAAGATGTTCGCAGACTCCAGATGGTGGCTGATACTTATAGTGAGAATGATGAAATAAGATTAGTTGCTATTGCTGCACTTGCGGCTGCTAAAGCTTTGGATGCTAATGATACCGATGTTGCTATTTATAAACAGACTGAAGGTTATAAACAGCTTCAGATTCAAATTCTTGAGATGACTGGACAGTATGAAAAAGCTGCTATTGCAAGGCGTGCTTTTGAACAGTCTAGCCCCACTTACAATAACTTAACACCTGAAGAACAAGCAGAGCGCGATAAGCTTTCCGCTTTTGATGTGTCGCAAGGTCAAGCGAAAGATAAGCAACGTATTTGGGATAACGCTTCTAAAATGCAATCGGCTTTTGGCGGTGCTAACTACGGCTCTCAGATTGCTGGTATTGATAGCGAATACGATGCAGAAAGTCAGAAGTTGCGTGATACGTATGCAACACAGCTTATTGACAAGAAAAAGTTCGACGAAGAAATGCTTCAACTTGATAAGCAATACGCGGCTCAGAAAGCAGCGTTAGGTCTGTCTATTGTTGAAAATTCTTTAAACATCGCAAAGCAAGGTTTTGCTGATAGTAAGGCAATGCAAGTTGTTATCTTAGCAATGGAAACTTCAATTGCAATTGCAAGAATAATGATGAATTCTGCTGTTGCTAAGAGCGCAGCAATCGCATCTGCTCAGATGGCTGGTCCTTTAAGTCCTGCAATGGAAGCTGCTGCGATATCGCGTATTAGTGCTTACGAAGCAATGTCAATCGGCTTAGTTATGGCCGGTGGCGCGATCCAGGGAATGCAAATCGCAGGAGGCCGCGCCAACGGTGGATCGGTAATCGCGGGTCAAACTTACGTTGTCAACGAAAATCGTGCGTCTCAGGGTCCAGAATACTTTACTCCCGGTGTAAATGGTGTTATAACACCGGCTAGCAAGCTTGGTGGCTCTACTTACGCGCCGGTTTATAACATTGATGCTCGTAACTCTACATTAAATGAGCAACAGATTACTTCAATAGTTAAAAGAGCGAACGAAACAACCAAAGCTGAAATACTTAATTCAATGAATCGTGGTGGAGAGTTTGCACTTGCTTCAGGGAGGGTACGTTGACCATACTAAGTTTGCCCACATTTAGTAGAACAGCACCGTCCTTTCAGACATTTTCATTGATGCCTAATACGGCTAGTTTCACTTCTCCGCTCAACGGTGCAGTTCAGACTTCTGAACTTCCTGGTGCAAGGTGGGTGTCAACATTTGGTTGGAATGGTTTGACTGATTTAGATGTTCGTATTTTGAAAGCATGGCTCAACAAGCTCTCAGGGCGAGCAGGCCGCTTCTACCTCACCGACTATACGCACAAAACACCGTCAGGAACGGCCCAAGGTTCGCCTGTAGTCAACGGGGCGAGCCAGACAGGTCGTACCCTTGTCACGTCAGGATGGACGCCAAATCAGACCGCCTTGCTCCTTCCTGGCGATTATTTTAGTGTTGGCTCTCAGCTTTGCGTGATTACCGAAACTGCTTCGGCTGACGGTAGTGGTAATGCTACGCTGACTTTTGAACCTCCGCTTAGGTTAAGTCCTAGCAATGCGCTTACTGTCGTAACCGCTTCCCCTAAATGTATAATGATGCTTGAAGATGATAAACAAGACAACTTTCCGTTTCAGGAAAAGAATAACTCTTCCGTCTCAATCAAATGCTTGGAGATGTTCTAAGTGCGAAGCTTAACTGCATCAGCGAAAAACGCATTTTCACAACTGAACTTTCCATCTTTGGCTCTAGTTGAACTAGACTTTGCTGATGGGTTTGTGAGAGTTTGTAATGCTGCTTATACTTTTAATTGGGATTCGAAGGGCAATTTAATTACAGATACTGAAGCTCTTTCTTCTCATACTTTATATACGGTAGGTTTGTCGTCTGAAATAACTGATTTAGGTTCTAGTATTTCAAACGGCGTTGCTCATGTTTATTTTTCTCGTACCGGTACAAGCGGCTCTGATCGAAGAATAAGAACATCAAATGGAAGTTATTCTATATCAGTTGATAAGACTCAAGTTTCCACGCTCACATTTGATTTTAAACAAGTACAGGGTTTTGTTGATTTTTATGCACTAGGTTCTGCTGTTGACGATCAAGCTAATTCACACTCCCGAATTTTTACGATTGCTTCAAACGGAACAATAACCGCTTATTCAGGGTGCTTGATTTCGGATCAAATTGTTCTTGAAAATGGATTTACACGCATTTCTGTGAAGATTCCAGCTTCTTTTTGGACAGGTTCGGGTGCAACTTTTTATATTTTTGTAGGTGGTGGTTGGACTACTGTTGAGACAAAAGAATATTACTACACTAATCCGACGTTTGTTCAAGACGGAACTCAGTGGCTCGGTATCGGTACGCTAGGTTCAATTGAAGCAATTACTGAAGGAACTGCGTTACAAATGTACGGTTGTCAATTAACTCTTTCTGGTATTCCTCCTGAAGTTATCAGTGAGGCATTTACCCAAACTTATCAGGGCCGTTCTGCTACAATCTGGCTTGCACCTTTGACCGAAGATTATGTTATAATTGCCGATCCTGTTGTAGTGTTCAAAGGTAGAATGGATACAATGGATATTGCTTTAGGTGAGACTTGTACTGTAACCGTTAGTGTTGAAAGTCGCCTTGTTGATTGGGAGCGTCCTAGAATTAGACGTTTTAACGATGAAGATCAGCGTAGCGAATATCCGAATGATCGTGGATTTAGATATGTTGATCAGATGATACAGAAAGATTTGAAATGGAACCGGAGTAATTAAATGAGACATCAAGATTGGCCTAAAAGGTTTAATGCTTTGGTTCAATCAGCTTCAAACAGGCCTTTTGTGTGGGGAAAACACGATTGCTGCTTGTTTGCAGCTGATGTTGTTTATGAATTAACTGGTATTGATCATGCTCAGTTTTTGCGCGGTAGATATAAAACTCATCTAGGTGCAGCCAGAATTGTAAAGAAACTAGGTGGTGTTAAAGCTATTGCTGTAAATGCTCTAGGTGATGAAATTCAGCCGTTGTTAGCCCAAAGAGGTGACATTGTGCTTATAAAAACTAAAGAGTTTGGTGATACTTTGGCTGTGTGTGCCGGTGAATACTGCCTTGCACCTGGATATGATGGCTTAGCTAAGGTTTCTATTAAAGAAGCTGTTGATGCGTGGAGGGTTGTTTAATGCCTCCTTTAGCGGCGGCTGTTGCTGCTTATCTATCAGTTTCTACAGCAATGGCATATATGGTAATAGTCAGTGCTGTTCTGACGCTAGCCTCTGTAGCTTACTCAGCTTATATGATGGCTACAATGGAAGCGCCTGCTCAACCTGACGCTTCTAAACGCTTGCAAACTGTGCGTTCATCTGTACAGCCTCATAGGGTTATCTACGGCGAGTGCATGACAAGCGGGGTGCTCGTCTATGCTCAGACTCATTCAATTGATCCTTCTACTGGCGAACTGGACAACGAAGGTGAGAACAAATACATATCACTAGTTGTTGCTTTTACTGGTCATGAAGTTGAAGAAATAAAAGAAGTTTGGTTTAACGATAAAATTTCTTCAGATTCTGTGTTCATTAAACATGTTAATGCTGTTCCGGCTGAAGGATATTTTGTAGGAGGTAGTGATTCTGATCCTATAGGAACTTTTGTCGAAACTAAAGCCGCTATTCCTGAACACGATGAAGTTTACGCTACTGTTTTCAAATACACTGGTACTGCAACTCAAGAAGCAAATGATTTTCTTATAAGTCTTCCGGCTAAACCTTCTAATATTGTTTCTAAAAACCCAACGTCAGGTTTAAATGATCTAGTTATTAATAATTTTGATGGTTCTCCTTTAGGTCCTTATAATCAGCAAGGAATGTGTTCTATAACTTTAACTGTTACTGATACAGACCCTTCAGGCGATACAGTTAGTTGGGTTCAAGATATCTATACTTCAGAAGGACTGGTAGCAAATAACGCTTCTGGTACGTTTGTAATGCCTGGACCTGATACAGCAATTTCATTGGCTAATGGAATTGTTTTATGGTTCGGTTCTTATGACGGTAGCGGAAACGGCATTAGAAACAATACAGGTCACAGTATCGGTCAAATTTGGGAAATTCGAGCCTTTGACGGCGCTCCTTGGACTTCGGAATGCAGATTACAAGGAAGATCGTATGTTGTCGCTACTTTGGAGTACAGTGATAAAGCATTTCCTACAGGCTTGCCTAATATCAAAGCTTTGATAAAAGGTAACAATCAAATTTATGATCCTCGTACTGATACAACAGGTTATAGTGACAATTGGGCTTTGTGCGTTCGTGATTATCTTACAAAACCTTATGGTTTAAATGCGCCTGTTTCTGATATTAATGAAACAACTGCTATTGCAGCGGCTAACATTTGTGATGAATCTATTGAACTTGCTAATAGCGGTAGTCAGAATCGTTATACTATAAACGGTTCATTCACTTTAGATAAAACGCCTACCTCTATCATGAACGAGATTTTAGCTACTGCTTACGGGGCTATTACTTGGACGCAAGGACAGTACAGAATCCTTCCAGCAGCGTTTTACGCGCCTGATTTGACGTTTCATGGCATGAATGCCAGCGTACCAGGGCTGACTGAATCTGATCTAAGAGGGCAACTTAAGGTTCGTCCTGCGCCGTCATTGAAAGATAAATTTAATGCCGTTAAAGGAACTTACGTTTCGCCTGAAACTTGGCAAATGGTGGACTTTCCTAAAGTTGGCAATGAGTTTTATCAGGATCAAGACGGTTATGAAATAGTAAAAGATGTTCAACTTACTTACGTTACCAATTCTGTTAGAGCGCAGCGTATTGCTAAAATAATGCTTGAGAAAAGCAGACAAGGAATAATGGTTGATTTCCCTGCTAAATGGTCTGCATTTCCTTTAGCGGTGGGCGACGTTGTTCCTATTACCATTGCAAAACTCGGTTGGGATCAAAAGCTTTTTACTATAAGAGACTGGAAAATGCATTCTGAAGGAGGCGTTGACCTTAGTTTACAGGAAGAAGCTGAAGAGTGCTATGATTGGAATTTTGGCGAGGAAACAACTACTGATTTAGCGCAAGATACCTTATTGCCCGATCCTAGATACGTTTCATTAGTTACAGGATTGGTGGTAGGAGAAGAGTTATACGCTACCAATGTGGGCAGCATTGTTAAGTCTCGTGTAATTTTAACTTGGAACAACATGGGACTTAGACAATACGAAGCTAATTACAAACCTTCTAATAATACTATTTGGACTCCACTTCCTTTAACTTTGGATACAACTTGTGTTGTTGATGATACGATTCCCGGAACTTATAATTTTAGAGTTAGAGGAATGAACTTTTTAGGCGTATGGGGTGATTGGTCAACTATTAGTTATTTGGTGAAAGGCAAACTTGCTCCACCTCCTAATGTTGATAGCTTTTTGATCACACCTCAACAAGACGGTACTAGAACACTAAGTTGGCTGATGCATAACGCTCCTTTAGACTTGGCTGGTTGGAGAATTAAGTTTAGACGTGGCACTGATGCTGGTTTGTGGTCTACTATGACTGCTTTGCATAGCGGTTTGCTGATATCTTCTCCTTTTGAAAGTAATCAATTGTCGGCAGGTGATTATGTTTTCGGCATTGTTGCTGTTGATACAACTGGTAACGAATCACTAAATCCGCTCTATATTCAAACTACGCTTCCTGATCCCCGAATGACAAATGTGTGGACATCATCTTTGAATATGGATGGAGATTGGCCTGGAATAAAGATAAACTGTTATGTAAATAGTGAAGGTGCTTTAGAAGCAAACGATATTTCTTCTTGGAATACAATACCTGCAACCTGGGCTGAATGGACTAGATGGAATTGGAATTCTTTTACAAGCTTTGTTTATGAAACTTCGTCTATAGATTTAGGTCATTCTTTATATTTTACACCTCAAGTCACAGCCTTTGGAGTAGGAAATATAACAATAGAAATGATTACTTCTTTGGACAATTCTTCTTGGAATAGTTGGAGTGTTTTAGAAAAAACGCAAGCTCGCTATGTTAAGTTTAAAGCGTCTGTAATTAGCAATGACGCTGAGTTATTTATTAACTTATTTGCAAATTCAAGAGAATTTAACAACGCAACTTGGGCCAAAGCGCGCAGCTCTATTACGACCAATGCCGCTACCGCTCCTGACGGTACTGTTACCGCTGAAAAGCTAATTGCTGATACACAAGTAGAGCTTGCACATCATGTAAATCAGAGTGTTTCAGTCACTGCTGGAACATCGTACATTTTGGATGTGTGTGCAAAAGCCGGAGAATATCAGTATTTAGCGTTGCAGTTTTTGAACACTAACGGAGCATACGCAGGCAGTTTGGCTTATTTTGATTTATTGGCAGGAACGTTCACAAACTCTTCGTGTGATGCAGCGGGAATTGAGAATTTAGGTGACGGATGGTATCGCTGTTGGGCATCAGAAACAGCGATAGCAACCGTATCCGGTCTTCACTTGATAATGGTATGTAAGGATTATGCTGATGTATCTTTTACTGGCGACGGTACATCCGGGATATTTATATGGAACGGTCAACTACAAGTAAAACCATCTTCTGTTAGTACAACCAATCTGATAAATCTGTCTGAACTATCTGCGTACTTGATAGTAAAGCCGGTAATTGAAGAAGTTAACGATTTACCAACATCAAGTTTGACTGGTTCGTATCGTATTGGAACCGGTGATGTTAGAATTCCTCTAACTGGTGATTATGATATCTTGAATCAGGTAAGTGTTACACTGCAAAATGTTGGGCCTGGGTGGAGTTGGCAGTTAATTGACAAAGATACGACATTAGGACCGCGGATTAAGATATTTGACGGACTTGCTGCTGCGGACTGTAATATCGATGCTTATATTAAAGGGGTTTGATGATGGAAGAACTTAATATAGGAACAGTTGAAGGGGATGGAACAGGTGATACTTTTTACGATTTGATGCTGAAAACTAAGGATAACTTTGTTGAAATAGCTAATGATTTAAACGGTATTGTGAATGTTCGTAATTTTGGTGCAGTATGTAATGGAGTGACCGATGATACTACTGCGGTGCAAGATGCTTTAGATGCATCGTTGTACGTGTTAATTTCAGGATGGTGTAAGATTTCAGCTTCTCTCACATTGCGTGAAGGTCATCGTATTTTTGGGATTTGCCCGTTAACTTCAGGATTTATAAAAACTAATTTTAACGGCCCTGTGTTGTTAGGTGTTGATACAGATTGGGTTTATCTTGCTGATTTTGGGATAGACGGTCCTGGTCAGTGGACTGGAACCGGAAATAAAGGTATTGATATTCATGTTAACTCCCAAGAAATATTAACTAACCTAACTGTTAGAAATGTTCATCTTAGATATCTTAATGACATATCGCTGTACGTAGGCACTGGGGCTTTTTGTACTTATGACCAAGTTAAAGTTTTTCAGGGCGGTTATGCTGGGATTTATATAGATGGTGGCGATGGTCATACTTTCATTAGTCCAAGTGTGCGAGACATTATTTTGGGAGTTTATTTACATGGGCCTACGACTGTTAACGTAATCGGTGCTTATGTAGAACAAGCAGGGTTAGGTTTTTGGTTGGATGGTGCTAATGCTGTTACGATAAGCGGAAGTGGTGTAGAGGCGAATATTAATAGGTCTACTGACTTCCCTGGTAGAAGTTATCGAATCTCCGGTGGGGAAGGCAACAGTATTATTTCAGGTATGTCAAGGCAGGACACTATTGGTGCAGCAGCTGCTGCAAATGCTCAACACTTATTGATTGATGATAATGCTTCACGAACTACTATATTAAGTTTTCGCAAGGTTAATTCTGCTACATACATCCCTACTACAGAAGTCGATGTTTCGGGAGCTTTAGATACTGTTTTAATGGGGCCTCATAATTTTGATCCTTCAAAGGTCGTAGGCGGGGCAAAGTTTGGTGATTATGGCACTACAGCTTTTCCTCCATCATCAACAACTCCTGTTTTAAATGGTCAGATGGTTTTTGAATTAACCTCTAACACTTCGTTGACGATAAAAGTAAAAGGTTCGGATAGCGTAGTAAGATCGACAATTCTAACTTTGTCTTAAGGAGAATAAAATGGACCCTCTTCAGCCGATACCCACAACTAACCTAGATGCAGGTAGTGATAGCCCTTTATCCGCTCAGACTGATTTACTTGAGGTTGTTCAGCGAATGAATGGTATAGGACTTGTACCTTGTTCGCAATATGGAACGCTAAATCAAGCTGTTATTGCAATCGGGTCTTTGAAGCGAACATTAGCTTACGGGGCTGATGTTACAGTTTCTGCTAATATTACAATTCCTTCTAATATTGAATTGTTACCTTACAACGATGCTGTTATTAATCATTCTACTTATACAATTTCGTATTCAGGTAGCACTGAAAGATGGAACATGAGTAAAAAATTCAACGGTACAGGAGCTATTACTGGATTTAGCGAGGTTCGCCCTGAATGGTTTGGGGCAAAAGGCGATGACTCTACTGATGACCGACAGGCGTTTATTTGTGCAGCTGCTTCTGGTGGTGAAATAGTTTTAAGAAGCAAAACTTATTGGGTGAGCAGTAATATTCCAGTAACCGGCATTTTGCGAATAAGGGGTGTTGGAGAAAATTCTTCTATTCGGTGCAACGGATACGCGTTTACAGTTACCAACGGTCATTATTCTCATTTGGATAATTTCGCGTTTTTGGCTCCTACTGGCGCGTATATGGTAAACAGATGGGCTGCTAACGGTGATTGGCTCGGTACACCTGTTTACGGATATAATTTGACTGAAGGTTATCAAATGACCGGGAATGATCCTGAATGGGAAGGGTTGACAGCGCCTCAAAAGACGTATGTAGTCACCGGAATTAAGTTCATTACGTCTAACAAAGTTAAAGTTTCGCGCATATACGGGCGATTTGTGAGTTTGTGGCTAAGTGATAGTAACGATTCTTCAGTGGAGCGTTGCAGGTTTCATGGTGGAGCTACCACTTACGGAGGTATTTATTTTGGGGCTACCGCTGCTACAAAATTACAAGGAAATAAAGCTCACGGCAATACGGTCATGTATTCATCTAATTGCGGGATAACTTATGAAGGTCAAGATGGAATAAGCATTACAGGAAACACAATCAGAATGTGTGGTGAATCTGGCATTAAACAGATGCAGAATACTTACTCTAGTCTGTATTCGTTAGTATCGGATAATATCAGTAATTCTAACTATTATGACGGCATAGATTTATTAACCAACTTTCCCGTTACAGGTTCGGCTTCTCCGTCAGCTTGTGTTGTAAGCAACTGTGCTAAAAACAATAGATTGTCGGGTATTAATATAGAAGGTACTGGAAATTTAATACAAGGAGGTGTTATCTCAGGTAATGGTGCTTTTGGAATATGGGGTATTGTGTCATACTCTACGATCATGGGCGTAATGTTACCTAATAATAATAAAATCGCTACGGCCGGATACGCTTCTTTGTATGTAGAAGGTAATAACAATACAATAGCAACTAACAGCATAAATAATACTGCCGCTGGTTATTTAGTAAACAACTGCATGTTTGTTAAGGGTAATAATAATAAGTATTACAATAACGATTTGTATACCAGTAATACTACGTCCCTTTATGTAGAAGGAACTAATAACATCGGTTGGGCCAATAAAGGGCTAAAAGCGGTTAACGGAACCTCTCTTGATAGGTATAACCGGCTTATAGTTGATAATATGGAGCAAGCAGGTGATGATGTGGGTATTGACTTTGTAGTGAGATGGGGTATGCGAAAACCTACAGGTAGTATTAAGTCATTGTTGACTAATGGTGTTCCTGGTAGCGAATATTCCAATATGTATTTTTATACATTAGGTAACGGTACTGAAATCAATCCTCTTATTTTAGGCGGTGACGGTTATATTAGTATGCCAGCTATGCCTGTTTATGCCGATAATGCAGCTGCTGTTGCTGGTGGCAGAGCAGCGGGTAACTTGTATCGAACTGCCGCAGGGGATTTGCGAATAGTGTATTAAATATTTTTAACCTTCTTGACTTGAGAACTTTTTAACTATATTATGTGCCGCGAGAAGGGAATTAGGAGCGCCTATGCCAGCACTTGAACACGATGTAACAATAGAGCAAGGCGCTGATTTTCAGCGGGAATACACCGTTACTAACCTTGACGGTTCAAACGTAACCGATTTAGGTTCGTTTCAATTCAGCGGTCAACTCAGAACTAATTACGGAACACTGGTAGCTGATTTTACAATTACACCTACTAGTGTTAAAACCGTACTTGCTGCGTTAACTGCCGCTCAGACGACTTTAGCAAAAGCTTCAACTTGTTATTCCCACAATTATGACATAGAAGGTGTTTCACCTCAAGGTATTGTTTATCGTATAGCAAAAGTACGCGCTAAAATTTCAGCAGAACAAACTAAAACAGCTTAGGCTAAGAACTTAAGCTCTCAGTTCACAAAGGAGAACTAACAATGGCTAACAATCTTAAACTCAGTAACGCAACGGTAGATGTTCAGGGTGATGCAACTGCAACTCTGTTCGACAACGGTTATCTTCGTATCTATGATGGTAGTCAGGCTGCAACTGCTGATACCGCCGTAGGCGCACAGGTTCTGCTTGCCGAGCTTCGTTTTGCGGCTACCGCAATGAGTTCCAGCACTAACGGTGTGCTTACTGCTGCTGCGCTTACCGCTGATTCTTCGGCCAATGCTACCGGTACCGCCTCTTGGTATCGTTGCCTGAAGTCTGACGGTACTACGGTTATTTGTGACGGCTCTGTGGGTACTTCTGCTGCTGATCTTATCCTTAACTCTGTTGCTATTAGTTCCGGCGCAGCTGTTTCGGTTTCCTCGTTCACTCACACTATTCCTAAAGCGTAAGGAGCTGTTATGGCGCTCCACCATCTAACTGAATACAACGTCGATGGTGGAGCTTGGATACAGGCTTACGCCGACGAAGAAGCAGGGCCGGGGAAGTCGCTTGTTATTAGCGGCTTAGCGCCTGGAACCTACCAAGTCAGACTCAGGATCACTCCCTTAACCGGGGGTGGTCCTGCTGTCGTTTCTAACCCTGTTGAAGTGGTTATTACACAAGACGTTGTAAATCAAACCCAAATCAAACAAATTCAAGCCATTGAATCTGCTTTACAGTTTATCGCTTCAGGTGCTCAAGTGGCGGCTGTTCAGGTAGGTTCTGTGCTTGGTTCAATGTTATTCTCTGGTGTCGTTGAACAAACTCAGCCAATTCAGGTTGAACTTTCGTCTGCTTCTGGTGTTAATACAGGTGATTTGGCAGAAACTCAGATTGTTCAAAGCAATAGTTCTACTGGCTTACTTGAATTTGTTGGCGTAGTTGATAATTATCAAACATTGCAAAGTTCGGTTATTAACAGTATTGTTGAGTTTATGGGTACTTCTGTTCAAACTCAAACAGTACAGTCTGAAGCAATTTCAGGCGGCGATGTTATAACCGGTAGTGTGTTGGCCTCACAGGTCATTCAGGCTAATAACATTGCAGCAATTATTGAGTTTGTAGGTAGTGCAGCAATTCAACAGCTTGCTCAAAATGAATTGGTTGAAGGCGAACAGTCTGTTCCAATTTCAGGTACAGTTGTTGTGAATCAAGCAGTGCAGAATGAAGCTAACTCTGCTACGTTAGTGTTCTATGCGACTTCGGAACAGAATCAATCTGTGCAGAGTGAAGTGAATAGTGGAACATTGTCCTTTAGCGGTAGTATTACAGAGAGCCAAATAAAGCAGATTGAAGCTATTAGCGCAAGTGTTAGCGAACCGTCACCCGCCCAAGTGACAGGACTCTCGGTATCCAACTCCCCCGCCCAACTCACTGCCACATGGGCTGACCTTTCCGACGAGACTAGCTATGAGCTGTTCTACTCGACCGACCCCGACCTGGACGAGACCACGGACGGTCTGACGGGTTACGTTAGCACGGTTGCCTATCCCTCGGCTCCAACTTCCGCCGTTTCTGGGCACATCACAGGGATTTCGGTGGGACAACTGGCGTACACGCTTAACGGGATGTTAACGGCAGGGGTCACCTACTATGTCAGGGTGGCTGGCAGAAACGCCGCTGGGCTTGGAACGCTTTCTGCCGCCGCTGCTGCGTCTCTCAATTATTACACGCAAGGTTGGGAGGCTGGAGTTGACACAGATGGGTTGATTGCTGTAGCAGGCGGGGGGCATACAGGAGATTGGTTTGGGGTCAAGGCTGGGGACCACGTAAGTAATCAGTATACTGTAGCTTTTACAAAAACACTCACCGTAGCTGATGGAACTGGCGAGTTTTACTATTCAATAGAGGTTGAGCATAGCTCCACAGAGATCAGGGTGTACCAAGGTGCTACTTTACTACATGCTGAGAACTCAATCAATGACAATACCTGGCATAAGATGGAATTTGTGACAGCTTCGGAGAGTGATGTAGAAATCAAAATAGGTAGAGTATCTGGTGCGTATGACTATGGTGGGGGCGACATCGGTTCGTCTGCTAGTATGAGCATAGATGATGTAAAGATAAGGATACCGTGATGCTAGTCATCTATTGTTCCCCCAACGGTATCGGGGATGGGCAACTGACCAGTCCTTGCTCATTTCTAGCCGCGAAGCAGATGGTTATCGACTCCGCTCATGATGGCGACATCGTGGTACGTATGTTTGGGGGCGTCTACGAATTTGACGCCACGGTGACGTTTACCTCCGCCGACTCGGGAAAGAATGGTCATAAGGTATATTGGGTGGCCCATGATCCAGCTAATCCACCGGTTATCTCCGGCGGCAGAGCTATAACTGGTTGGGAGCTGGATACTAGCGCAAGGGCGACTGGTAAGAATATCTGGAAGGCTCCAGTCCACGTGGACGCAGCCAAAAATTTTTGCGTCAATGACCACCAAGCGAAGATAACCAGCAGGTTTGTGCAGCCTCAATACACTATACCTTACATCGATGGCTTACACGAATTCATCTTCACCATAAACGACGCCTCGTTCCCGGAACTGTCACGTCCCACAGATGCCTCGCTTTGTGTCTGGACCATGGTATGGAGCAGATCGACAGCAGCTCTCACAACATATAGCAGATCGGGAGACGTGACCACGTTCCGGGTGGACCGGGGCTTCTCCACCAATATTGCGGAGAACGTGGACGGGATAGACGAAAACGTCCCTCTTGATGCCGCCAACCGCACAGCCATAGAAAATGCTTTCGAGTTTCTTTCCGCTGACACCAAAGGGTATGGCTACATAGACACCACCGATCACGTGGCCTACTACGTACCTCTGGACGGCGAGGACATGACTCAGGCGACAGCCCATGCAGGTATCCGGGAGAAAGCCTTAACCTTGAATGGGGCAGTGGGTGTCTTCTTTGGCGGAGTGCAGTTTGCCCACACTAAATGGAATCCTTCGGCGTGGTTTGGGGGAGTGGGAAACCCTACCGTGCCACTTGACGGGCCTCTCTGGGCGGAACTGTTCTTTGAGTTAGGTTACACGGCTGATCTTATGCCACCTGCTGTTGTGGAATGTAGATATTCGGAACATATTGGATTTCAGAACTGCCGTATTAAACACGGCGGCGGCGACGGTTTGGCAATTCTTGAGGGGTCCAAACACGTAGACCTGAGACATTCCTTAGTGACCGAGATATCTTCCAATGGCATTACTGTGGGAACACGCCTCAGCACCACCCCTCAGACATCTGACCAGGTTAGTTTCATAGCAATTGCGGATAATATCGTCACTAAAACCGGTTATGGCTATCTCGGTGCTCTCTCCATCTTCACAACTGTTATGGACCACGTGACTATACTTCGTAACGAGGTATCTTACGCACCGTACAGTGGGATTGGATGGGGCCAGGGCGGGCCGGTCTGTTATACCAACAACATCGAAATAGCCTACAACAAGATACATCATATATTTGACCACCCCACCATAGCTGACGGCGGGGCCATATATGGCAATAGTCAAACGGATGCTGTGGCTATCCATGACAATTACCTGTACGACAACTTTGCCATCTCGGAATATCAGTTCGGAAATGCGTTGTATTTCGATGAAGATGCATCTGGCGTCACCTACTACAACAACGTCATAGTAGAATCAGCCGCCATCGCAGCCATAGCGCCTGTGGGGGAGCACGTCTGGCTGGGCGGAAACAGCGCGGGGGTGATAGCGTACAACAACTATGCCTCGAACCATATGATCCTTAACTGGCCTCCGTGGGTAGGGGAAGTTCCGACCGCCGACGAGGCTATCCAATTAACGGGTATTGATCCCGCAAACTGGCCTGTGGCAGCACGCAACATTGCTCTTGCCTCCGGCCCGTCGCCACTGCCGGAAGTCAGTTTGTTTATCCTTCCCGATTCCGCCACTACCCTAACCGTCCCTGCCACTTCGTTCACCGCCACGGACGATGTGGCCGTGACAGGCTACTTGATAACCGAGAGCAGCACCCCGCCGCTAGTTACCGATCCGGGGTGGAGCGCGACTGCACCAACAGAGTTTACTTTCGCAGGTTACGGCAACCGCACCGCATGGGCCTGGGTTAAGGATGGCGATGACAACGTGTCGGCGGGGGTGAGTGCGAGCACAACTATAACTTCATCGCCTTATACAATAGCTTTTGCTCAACAACCAACAATTCAATATATCGTTGATGATATCGTAACATTAAGCTATGATACTATTACTTTAGGTGCTGAACAAGTTCAAAGTATTCAAACTCAAGTCACAACAGCAACTCAAAGCTTTATTGGAACTTTAGCACAATCGCAAGCTAAACAAACTGAAGCTGTTGTAAGCTTGCAAAGTATTGCGGGTTATGTTGCCACAACTCAAGCTAAACAATCCGTTACAATAGCAGGAACACCACAATTTAACGGAGTTATTGCCCACAATCAACCTATACAAATAACACAAGCTTCAACTCAACAAACTATAACAGGCTCAGTTACAACAGTTCAACCAATAGCTTCACAAACAGCAAACGGTTCTTCAGCCGCTGAGCCGACATTAGCTTTCGGCCAACAGCCTGTTTTCAGCAACGGTATTATTTATTACGGCACTGAGGATTTATTTGCTGGTTTTGAAGGTACGATAATTCAACTTACGCCGGTTCAGCAGCAGATAGTTGAAGCAAGCTTAGGATTTACCGGAACCGTCGCTGAAAGCCAGAAATCAGCCGCTCAGAATGCCCTAGGGAGCCAAGTTTTTACCGGAGCCTTATCAGGGTATCAGCTAATTCAGGAGCAAGCGGCCTTGGCGCTGCCTGAAGCCGTAACGCAAGCGCAGCCGACTCAGCAGCAAGCAGTAATTAGCACTTTGAGCTTTATGGGAGTTGTGAGCCAAGGTCAAGCGGTTCAATTGCAGCGGATTACCAGGATTGCTGAAGCTTTAGACTTGAAGATTAGCGTTCGTGATCCATTAACGTTGAAGATTTCTGTTCGTGATCCATTACAGCTTAAGATAACAGTGAATTAAACTAAAGCCCTCGCTAAGCATTAGGAGGGCTTTAGTTTATGCAAAGTATTCGCCTTTCTCGTAGAACATTTCTCCCTCATATTGTCCTGCGCCATTGGACGGAAACTGTATTGCTGTTGGATCGCAAATGCTTCCGTCAGGTCTAACTGTCCACCAATGAGGTTGTGGTTCATCGTCCCAAACAGGACAAACATAATAACCCCAAACCAAAGCTAATGTAGCGTCGTTTTGCACTGCTTTGTTTGAGTATTCGAAGCATTTGCCAGTGAAGAACAACGCTTCTGGTAGTACAATTCCGTTGTCATTTATTAGCAAAGCTTACTCCTAAAAGAACTTGATTTGTTGCTCACGTTTGTAAAACCCAATATCGAAAAGTATGCCGTTAGTAATGCTTATATACTTCTCGTAATCAACATCCGTAGGAAACTCTTCAGGTAAATCCATACAAGGTCTACCGCCTTCTGAATTTGCTACTTTGTTACCGTTAGAAATGTAGCTTATACAGCCTTGCTGATATTTAGCGTAATAATATCTTACAACCTTGCCTAAGTAAAAACCATCTTTCTCAGCACCGCCTTTTACGTTCATAAGTGAAATAAACCGTCTGATATCAGTACAACTTTTAATAGTTTCCTCTACAGGTATATTGTGGGTAAGCAAAGCTATTACTGCGTCAGAACAAACTAAATGTTGCGGGTTTTTAGATAACACGCTATTTAAAGCTGAACCGCGTTCGGCGTAGCGGCCTTTGACCTTACAACCCATTCTATCGTCAAAGAATTCAGCCTTAGCATCACCTTTCTCCTTAATTGCGAGATAATTGTTAACATCAGCTGAATATATGGCTTTATAGCGCGTTTCTTCTGTTTCAAAACCAGTTTCTTGTTCCCATTGTTTAATAACTTGAAGTAGTTCGTCATACTTTTCAACAGGACATTTCATTACTATTCCATCTGTATTTCCAGACACTACAGGTATGCCTACAAGTTCGATCATTTCAATTAGCATTAATAACGAAAGTTGACCAGTAAGCGTTACTGTGATCATAAGCTTCGGTGAATAGAAACGCGAATATTTAGAACCTAAAAGACCGAATCCTGCATTGATTACAATTTTCTTGGAATCTGTTTCAACCTTAGCTTTCTTCAACTCAGCTTTTATAGTTTGGTTCTGTTCTATTATCTTTTTAAGCTTGCCGACTTTATCTTTAGCATCTAACCTTTGTCTAACAATCGAACTGTAAACTGTAAGAAAGGGAAGACCCATGTTTTCAGGAAACAATTTCAGATTCAGAACTATATTAGGATAAAAGCTTGCAGCGTCAACGTCAAGAAGCAACACTTCTTCAGTAGCCACATGAGATGCGGAACTTTCAGTGCTATGAAGACCGCCTATCGTTAAGTTGTAATTCGATATTCCTATTGATAATTGCAAATTATCAATGCTTTGTGGAATTAAAACTTTACCTGTATCTCTTACTACAAATTCGGCATCGCGTACAACTTCAAGCATATGCTGCAATACCGGAGTTTTGTATTTAATAAAGCCGGGAATGTCATATTTGAAAGTAGTTCCAGGTTCAACTGTTTGACGTTTAGGATTGCGTCCGGTGATTTTAGCAACTTCTGAACACACGACAGTTTCCGAAATCTGTGCGTCACCTTTCGATCTTAAATCCATTCCGTAATAAAGACTAAGTTCTGCTCTAAGTTCCAATTGTGGGCACAATTCTTTAAGCAAAAGCGAAGTACATTCAAGATCGTTTATGCAATAAAGGCGTACTGTATCACGCTGAGCTTGAGTTAGATAAGTGTTAGGATTATAAGGAAGGTCTTGCAATCTAGGTGCATGTAAACGTCCAGCGTATGTTTTCAAAGAAGCCGAAAGAGGGGCTACTTCAATAAGGTCGATATGGTTGATTTTGCCGCATTTGAATGAATATGCTTGTTCAATATCTCTTATGCGCCAATTACCTTTAATTATAAAATCAGTTACGTTTTTAAGTGCCTCGTTATTAGCACCTTGGAGCGCAAGCCATAATAAGGGTAAGTCGAAATTAGCTGAGTTAAAACCTACATGACATCCATTGTGCAATAGCCAAAGCAACTTGTGTTTATCAAAATCTTTTTCAGGAGTTCGTTCGAAATAAACAACTTGTTTAGTGGCGTAGCATTGAAAAGCTGCTAGGAAATACCCCGGATAAATTTCAAGGTCGTAAACAAACACGTTTCCTTTTGCTTCGTATAACTTTTCATCTGTAAATTCAGTAAAGTTTATTTCTTTACGCTCTAATGCAACTGTTAGTGTTTTACCTTGTCTTTTAATAGGAACAAGTTCTTCATCGGTAAAGAACTTGTTAGGAGCTAATCGGTTCATAATCAACTCCTTTATTGTCTCTATTTCCTTTGCTAACGTTGCAACCTAAGTGCGCAAGCTGAACGTTTTCCGCGCAGTGCAACCCGCCTTTAGATAAAGGAATTATATGGTCGATTGAAGGGGATAATGGATTTGGAAACTTAAAACTAACATCAACTTGTTTGCCACATAGTTTGCAGATAAATCCATCACGTTCGTAAATTTTATTGTGATTTATGTTTTCAACGAATTGAGCTTTACGTTTAGCTCTACGTTCAGCGGAATATTGCGCGAACTTTAAAGCATTAGCGATTCTATAGTTCTTACCTTTAGTTTTAATCTTATCAGGATGTTTAGCACAAAATCTTTTTTCTTTAGCTTTAACTTTTTCAGGGTTTTCTTTATTCCATTTTACAATTCCGGCTTTTACTTTTTCTTTGTTTTCATCTCTATACTTTTTAGCTTGCGCTCTGGATTTTTCTGGATTTTCTTTTCTATATTTTTTACTATATTCTGAAGCATAATTTGGATTCAGTTCTCTATAACGTTTGTTGCGTTCGTTATACTCTTCGAGTTTATTCAATCTACGTTCTCTTGCTTTGACTGAACATTCTTCTTTATTAAGTTCGTAATGTTTTTTACGGTATTGTTTTAATTTTTCTTTATTATTTTCTCTATGCTTCTTTGCTTTTTCTGCATTGCGAATTTTACATTTTTCACATACAGTTATTCCTGGCAAAGCTTCGTTTTTGCATCTGGTACATTTACGAAATACTAATTCAACTACTGGAATATCTTCGATTTTGAACATAAAGCGCCTCTTTTGAATTAAATTGAAAGTTTAACTGGACTTAAATAGTTGTATAGAGTTACAATTTTGTCAGAACCTGAATCTTTATCATTACCTCTTTGTAAAAATGAACGCAGCCATTCTACTTGTAATCCGGTATCTATGGCTATTTGAGTTAGTTTTAAACTAATATGTCTATTTTTTAGTAATGACCAAGTTTTAAGACGAAGTTCTATATTCATAAATATTCTCCTTTAAAATGAAACTGAGGCGTATCCTAGCATAAACAGGACGCCTCAGTCAATGAGATTTTACTGATATTGATGAAAAGTTACGTTAAAATATTTTAAGCACGAACCCCCATTAAAGCCCCGCGCACCTTAATGCTATTTGCTTCACCAAAGAACATAGCGTAGTTATTAGAATAGAAATCAACAACCTTAATACAACTTTCAATACGTTTCAATTGCTTGATGTTAAAGCAAGGACCGAAATGTATTCCAGGTACATCGAACACAGCACCTTCGCCCTTGTCTCTATGTGATTGCAAGCAGTTCTCGCCAAAGTACACATTACCTGATTTGCTGAACGGCTCAATAGCAACTAGAGCTTTATAAAAGCCTATAGGTAGCGGTTGCGGATTACAAGCTACGTTTAAGATATTGTCAATGTTAGGATAAGCTTCTTCGTAAAGCTGCGTTTTGACCCATGAGTTATCGTCGTAGAAAAAGGTAACAGAGTTGTTAGAAAATCCTAATTCCTTGAGCGATTTATCGGTGTCGAGCACAGCTGAGATGAATGACTTTGGCAACAAGAGGGTAGGCAGGTTCATACCGTGCCATACTTCCATGATTACAACAGCATCAGTGCTGATTAGAGAATTCTGACGCAACAATACAGAGCCAAGGATGACTTTCTTGGCGTCTTCTTTGCTGAAGGGTGCTGCGATATCCATTCCTGCCTTAATCGCGTCAGAAACGGCAGCACAGGGCGCGTCCGGTGCGAATCCCGGCGACTCTTCCGGTAAACAAGGAATCGCGGCTGAGAACTTGTCTGCTTTAACAAAAAGCTTGCCAGGATCAACCTGAGTCATGGCAAACTCGGTAGGACAGTTGCGAATAGCCTCAAGCAGATGCATGATATGCGGCCTAGAGTTCAAATCAACATCAGTCCTAATGCCAGCTGAGATGACGTTGTTTGAAGCTGTCAATCGTCCGTTATTAAAGCAACAATGTTGTTGTTGGGGCGTACCTGATTTATCAAAGACAACGGAGATAAATTCAAGTTCCTCAAACAGCTTGACAGAGCGGTTAGCTTTCGGCTTTTGAGTCTTAGTTTGCTTGACTGGCTTAGGCTGCTTAATTGATTTGGAGATAACTCTAGCTGGCATTTTAATACCTCACAGGTTGCGTAGCAAATCGGTTTTGTCAATCAAACGCCGTAACAAGATAGCAATATTGCTTCCACATAAACAACCGCGATCAACTTGTTCAACATGTGTAGTATTACTTACTCTGAATCTATCACCTCTCCAAGTGAACCTAATTGCGTCAGGTTCACTTACATCTATATCTTTAATTTGCTCAGGATAAGGAAGTGACGTAATAACAAGTTCAAGAAGTTCTTCGTTTTTCATATAAAATCTCCTTCAATCAAAGCTTCAGTTGCGATACAAACAGGGCAATCACAGTTCTTGTTGCTTACGCCAAGTCCGTTACATTCGCAATCGCGGTCTGTTATGCGTTCTAGGGCGATTTTGTAGATAGAGAGTTTAGCAGCCATCGATTTATACTCTTCAACTGTTCTAGCGGTCATTGAGCGCATAGGAGGTTGACCGTTGATTTCTAATGTTTCTTCTAAATCCATTGCCTAACCTCCTTCGGCCTATCAGACACATCTTCGCCATTAGCAAGCTTATGTTTGTAAATCTTATACAAGCTGTCGCTTACTACCCATTTGGGGATCATCGGACCTAGTTCGCAATCCATACATTGTTCAGCAAGATATTGCCCACAATTTGTACAGTTCATTCTAAACATCCTCCGCAAAGGTCACAAACTTTGTTCTCAGTGTCGCACATCTCAGCATCTTCGTCGTGTAACTCAGGATCAACCATTTCAACAACCTTGTTAAGCTCAGCGGCAGCTGCTTCGTATTTGGCTTTAGCAAGGTCGTAAGCAGCTTGAGCTTCAGTTTTCAGGAAAGCGTGCGCTTCGGTCCAGGTGTTGAACCATTTACACCACTTAGTATTAATAGCTCCAAATCCATAATTAAATTCTTCCTTAACTATTTCAGGCGTGTAAGTCCCAAGCATTGCGCCGTACTTTATCATTTCATTTCTCCGCTAGAGGGAACTAGAGTTAAATTAGAAACAAGTATTCGGAGTGATCTCTTGCGTGATGCAATGCACAATACCACTTAACCTCAAGAGGTTTGCTGTAGTCTTCGTGGTGCGCCAATACAGGCGTAGCTCCGCAAATTTCACAAGGTAATTTTATTAATTTGCCTGTTTTAACGGCATATTGGACGGCTCTATGCGCTTCGTGCTTTTCAGGATTACGTCTGCGCCAATCAGCAGTTCTCTCAGTTTTGTTCTCTTTACGTTTAGGGTCTTCCCGATAGCGTCTCGTATCATATTCTCTAACACTATCGTTGTTAATGCGATGAACTCTGACATCTTTCTTAGTACAATCTTTACACTTATTAAGATGACCGTCTCCCATTTGAGGATGTTTGTAGAATTCGGAAAGCGGTAGATGCCTATTACATTTAAAGCATGTCTTGCGCATAATTAACCTCTCAAAAGGGACATTCCGCGTAACTCCAATCACCACAAGCCTTAACTATTATCCTAACAGGAGGTCTAGCATTAAAAGCTTTACATAATTCAGCTTGTTCATCAAATTTCTCGCAATTTAAACACGAACGCATGTTCTTGTCAAGGATATCTATCACTTGAATGCATAATTGATCAGCCAGCTTGTTAATTGCTTCTTGTCTTGATACGTATGTATTGTGGGAACGGTCATGCATTTCGGTTGCTGTCATTCCTTCGCTCATAATTGCTCCTTCGTGGGTCGGTAGTTCGTAATTAGGTGCTCTAAGACTTGATCAAAGGTTTCATTCTCAAGAGTTAAAATTGAGATTGGCTTAACCGTGCCTGCGAAAGTCTTAAGTCTATATTCAACCACATCAACTTTAGGGTAAGTATGAAATTCGACAACACCAGGCTCAGGTTCATTTAATACAAGAACTCTTAAGTATGTCCCGTTAATCATGACCCGTTGACCATCCAGTGGTCCGCCTACGCACATGTAGCCTTTCAACATAATATCCTCTCCAATCGCTCCATATCCGAACGAGCGTTATTTAAGAAATCCCAAGGTTCCGTTAGGGCAAGGTATCCAAGCTGTACCAATAACTTGCTCAACGTAGTACATGCCTTTAATCTTCCTGATTCTAAGCTTCTTGCTCTTAGAATACTCAATACCTTCTTTCATATTGCCAAACCTCGCATTACAAATTTATTCAGTTCTTTGTCGAGAATGTAAGTGTAAGTACGGCAATTAATAGAAGAGGTGAACGAGCTTATTTCAGAACTAAACTCAACTTCTTGATTGTCAAGTGGACCGCCTATGCAGAGTAGTTTCATTTGTTGGCTCCTTTATTCAGCTATAAACACGCAGAGTTTGTTATTAACAGTTTCGGTTCTTAGTTCAGGAATCACAGTACCTATAAAGCCGCGCAAGCACGATTTTGCACTAGATAAACTGCTATAATGATGGTCAAGCACCTTAATAAGTTCGTTGAATTCAACTCCTGGTTTAGCGCGTACTAGATTAACCAACTCTCGGCAAGTACGTTTGAAAGGAGTCCATTGACCACCTTTACTCGATCCCGCCTCGCAAAACGTTTTCTGTTCTTCGTGCAATTTCAGCAAGTGCGGTTTGCGATTGAGTTTAGGTTTAACGCTTTCTTCAACTAAATCTCTATCTATTTCAATCCTAATAACACCAATTCCGTAATCTTTGCACACATTCTTAGCTAAACCTCTGTAGCCTGCTGATTTCCAAGGAACTGCTACTGAACTGTAATGGCAATGTCTACGCCAATTGTAAGCTTGTTCGATAACAGGAAAGCCAAATGAAAGCTTAGCTTCAATTGCCCATTGAATCTTGTCGCGGGTAGCAACGATATCAACTCTACCACCTGGACCTTCAACCTCTTGATAGATCGTCCAGCCCCATTCCTGAAGGTTCTTTATCAAGCATTGAGCTAGTTCTTGTTCGGTTATTTTAGGTTGTTTCATATTGTTCCTTTACACAAATTCAATTTCAGTTTCAAAGGGAATTGTGCAGCCGTTAGTTAGTTCAGGTCCGAATACATGCATAACTTCATGCATTTGCATTTTAAATCTTCCGTCGCGTTGCAAATACATTTCAACGTAAGGCGACGGGTCAAGTCCTAGTTCTTTGTAATACTTATTAAATATCTCTTCGCCGCGCTTAGTTACTTTTATCAAAACTTGGTCATTAACGTTAAATCTCACGCTCATTGTTCAGTCTCCTTTAACGCCGTAGCTAGATACTCAGACTTAATTTCAAGTATCTCAGCTTCTAACTCTTTAACTTTCTCTTTCAACTCTTTGTTAATATAGTCAAGTTCTCGAATCTGATCTTCCTTGCAACTAATCTGATTCTGAAGATCATCCCATTCCTCAGAGCAATTACCTTCAAGCACCTCAATAACTCGCAATACAGCTTCATCAGTTATCGTGTGCTTGTAAGCTTCAAGCCAATCTTTTACGTCTTCGTAAGTTTCAATTAAAGCTTCGTCGCGCCTAGACATTACACTACCTCCCTATTTCCACGTTAGCCGGAATAACCCTTTGCAGTTCACCAGCAAGCAGATATCTAACAAGCTGTTCTATATCAGAAGTACTCACTTCAGCTTCTTTAATAGCGTTGTACTCAGCATCGGTAAAGGAAAGAGTGATTGCAGTAGGCGCTTTAGGAGGGTGAAGCAGTTTTGCAAGAGTATCTTTAGGCATAATTTCCTCGCTAGGTGTTTGGTTAAAGACGAATAAAGGACGATTCTTAATTTCACACACGCTGCATCTCGGTCCTGCTCCGCGTACATTAACAGTACATCTTTCGCTGTTTTCAAGCATTGCTTCACATTGTTTACTTATTTTCATATTTTCCTCCAAAGTTTCAATAGCTCCCAAAGAGCATTGTCTATTTAGAAGCACTACAGGATCAATAACCTCTCCGCATAGTGGACATTGCCAAGCGTCAAAGTGTCTTACAAAGTCATAAAATCTTTCCTGGCGCATAGGCGCTTTGCAGCGAGGACATTTCATTATTCTTCCTTGATAAACTTCGCAAAGTTGAGCATTCATCATCCTGATATTATCAGACTCACATAACCCTTCTTCGTCCATGCAAACGTATCTCTTGGTTAACTTGTAAGTAACACAGTCGATCATTAAAGCAGCAGGTCTTTCAGTGTCAGCAAACAAATCAGTTAGCTTAATAGGGTTTTCATTTACCTCTCATAGTTATAAACATGAATATCAATTTGATGCTCGTTGCTAACATGTTCAAGAATCTGTAACACTATATTCCAATCACCACCAGCGTTATTGCAGCCCATTCCTAGCGGCAAGCCAAGCTTAAAAGGTTGTTGCAATTGCTCTGCTAAGGAATGTAAAGCATTGTGAAGTGCATCATAATCTGTATAGCGTTTATCCCTACCGTAGCGAAATTGGCCGTACAAGTGAGTTACCTTCTTGCTCCCTAGTTCATGACCTATCAAGCACGTTCCAAGGCGCTCGTTTACAGGCCTTTTGTCTTCGAAGTAGGGTAGACATGCCCTTGGAAAGAGTTTACTGATTCTGAGGGCAATTCCGGCTCCCATTTTCGCTTGACAGTTGACTTGGTGAGCGATCACCGTGCAGTCACTGGCTAGAAGGTCTTCGTTGTGGTAGATGATCATACCAGCTTCTCAATTTGTTCGATAATCTCTTCAAGAGCAAAGCAAACATCACAAATATAATTAACTTCTCTATCACATTTGCATTGTTTATCGTTGCTATAACTGTAGATTATTTCAAGAATTTGCTTTTTAGCCGCGTTATATCCTTCGTTGCAAGCTCTAACTTCTATCTGTTGTTTACTAAACATATTACCTCCTTACCCAACCTCTCACACAACTCAACAGCCTCCTGTTCGCTGAACTCACCTGAACCAGCGGCAACCAATGTTACAGGACCGACGCAAATGGACTTAATTGAAGCATCACAACCTCTCAACTGTTCGAACAGTAGTATTTGATTCTTAGCAAACTGTTTGGTATTCATGTTAAGGTACTTGTACTCAACAAGCTCACTCATTTATGTCTCCTTTGAGTTAATCCCACTCAACACCAGTAACTTCATAATACTGACCGGTTTTCATTACCTTGATTCGCTTTGGCACACGTAACTGAGATACGTAAAGTAAAGCTTCGTCAGTGCTAGTAGGCGGTTCTGATGCATGGCGTTGACGCCACCAGTTTTTGAATCTTGTTAGAGCAAATCCCTTGTGTTGTGGGCATTGCCACTCTGAAAACTTTTGCAGTCCTGAGTAATACGAAACTTTGATACTAGGTTCTGAGCCAATCTTAGTATGCTTGTGGTAGATAACCCTTGTTACTTCTTTGATTTCTTCTGTTGGAACTTCACCGGCAAGCACAGGTGCTGTTCCTGATGTACTAAGTAACTTTGTTTTGAATATAAACTCTGCGCCACAACCTTCATCAGAACGATATGGTTTACCGCCGCAATAACGAGCTGAAGGATGGTTGTATATTCCACATATAACACCATCATGAACAGCTTCGCATGTTTTGATTGGCATTTCACCAACCTTATCACCTTTCTTGCGAGGTAAACGTGGATCATTTATTGGACCCAACCGCTTAGTGTTCGCTGCGAAGTCTAAAATACGACAATTTCGCTTAGTATATTCGAATCCTGCTATGTACTGTTCAGGATTATTGCAATCATAAGGTCTAGTTCCCCTTCCGTATTTCTGAACATGGTTGCCGGTTGAAACGGTAGGGTAAAGATCAATAATCATGTCAATTGGAGGGTGATCAAACCCTTTAACAAGAACCTTGTAGCCAACCAATGCTTTAATCTTAGCCGTTTTAAATGCTTCGAGCCGTTCCTTACGTTGTTCCTTGGTGATCTTCGAATGAACAAATGTAGCAGATATGCCTAAGCTTTGAAGCATTTCGGCAATGTGTTCGCAATGTTCTACACCTGAAGCGAAAACTAACCAGCAATGTCTGTTATCTTCATAGCCAATCTGAACCGACTCGCGCAGTGCTGCAAAGGTAATTTCTTGTTTATCAACAGCTTTTTGCAATGTACCTTGAGCGAAATCACCTTTGCTCATGCCCACATTAGAAACATCCAACTCAAAGGATGTGGGGCGCGCTATCGGCGGCGACAAGTATCCTTCTGCAATAAGCCTGTTGAACGGGTGAAGCTGTGTAATGTCAAAGCAAACGTCATCAAATAGCCTGTTATCGCCCTCAGTGAGCAATCCTTGACCCATTCTGTAGATCGTCGCGCTAAGACCAACTACGCGAAGGTTTGGATTAATTTCGTTCATCTGACTAACTATTTGACGATAACCTGTTTCTTCATCAGGAGAAACACCCTGAACTTCGTCTATGATGATAATGTGACGAAACCCGAACGCTGGAATATTGTTTCTAACGCTACCTAGCGAACCAAAGATAATAGGATAAGCTATTTCCTTTTTATCTAATCCTGCGCAATAAACACCAGCAGGAGCATTAGGCCAAAGCTGAAGAAGTTTCTTATGGTTCTGTTCAACTAGCTCTTGACTATCTACCAATTGCATGATTCGCATATGTGGAAAGTAGCTAAGCAATAACTGGATTAGACCAGCTATTACAATCGCTTTGCCACTACCTGTGGGCATGGCTGCGATTGTGTTTCCTGTCTCATTTTCATAGAGATAATTCAAGAAAGCATAAATGCATTCAATTTGATAGTCACGCGGAACTAACGCTGGTTTTTCAAATGAAGTTCTTTCTGAAGCTGACATGTTTAGCCTTTAAATGAAGTTAAATCCCAACACACCGACAAACGCACTCGCCTGAACAGAAAGCAAAGTTACCATAAAACGTAGCGTCATCTTCATGAACTTCTTTACCGCATTGCTCGCAACTAACAGTTCCATTGAACGGAACGTATTCGCCGATACCTTTAGAGGAAAACTGGTTCTTAGTAGGGTCATAAACAGTACCGTCCTGGCGCGTAGTCCACCAATGCGGCTGCTTGCCCCAAAGAGGACAGTGATAGTGACCGCGAACCAAAGTAAGGCTAGGATCGGCTGCTACGGCTGCTTCTGACATCTCCTTGCACTTGCCGCGATACTTTAAGTAGTCGTTTAGTTCAGTGGCGTTTAGTTCAGTCATTTCAACACCTCGCCTACAACTACGCCGCATTTGCATTGTGCTTTAGGTCTATGATCCAGTTCACGGTAGAGTTTAAGCAGACAGTAAATACAAAGATCATCTACATAACTAATTTCAACTTTAACTTTCTTGTATTGTCTGCTAGCATCAGACTTGAATTCCTGGTTAGCGTTAGTGTCTGTTGTAATCTCAGTATCGCAAATATCGCAAAAGCGTTTAATCATCTCAGTTCTCCTTTATGATGTGTTTACCAAAGCTAACTAGCATCAGCGCAATACGCATTTCATCTTCGCTCATAAGGCTAAGTTCCTCAACAGAAAGCTCACCCTTAGAAGCTTTAAGGCTTCTTTCTCCTAAAGGGCTACCAAGGAATTCGACAACTTCAACAAGCATTTGGTTGAGCTTTTCGTTCATCATTCCTTCACCTCAGACATAAGGTTATCTAACTCAAGCAAGCGTAGAAACGTTTCAGGCGTATCTTCACCTTTAGTGATAGTTTCTTCGATAGCTTTCAGTTCTTCGTATATTTCGGTGCGGGTCATGTTTAGTTCTCCTTACAAGCCGGTGCCGCGTGATAAACAGGTCGATCTGCACCACCAGCGGCTGAACATGCTCGACAACAAACTGTGTCAAACGGTACGCACTCGCTAACACCTTCCCATTCTCTTTCAAGATCATCAATCAATTCTTCAGCGGAATGAGCACCGTATGCTTGTTCTTCATTATCTTCATCCTTAACAGTTAAATCCCAACCACCAGTTTCATATTTAATTGCGGGATTGTAAGTAAGACTGATGATTTGCAAGCCTAGTTCTTTGCATTTTTGTTCAATCTTGTTTCGGTTGCTTACCATTCTTAACCTCCTATTTAATTAAAACTACGACTAATCTTAGGAACGTCTACAGGACTCGGTTTTTCTTTCTGGCTGGCTTGTATTTCTTCCTTTGTCAACACAGGAATAGCATCGCCTTTCAGTCTACGAATGTCAAAGTCACAGAACTCAATAGCAGCACCAGTTTTCTCTAGCTTGCCGCTAGGCTGAACATCGACATGAACGCAACCGCTTATATGCAGGCACAAAGACACGGCAGTTCCAGTAAAACCGGTAGCGATGTCAGTAACCTGAGTACCTAACACATTCAGCGGCAAATCAGGTTCGGGTATCCTAGTTCCACCTTCAAGGCGTTCTTCAACAACCCATATCTTTTTGACAGGATGACCGGTTTCAGGGTTAATACCTTGCGGTTGAAACAGGTAAAGGCGGTTGTTGTTAATTTCAACTTGCATGTGAGTAACCATACCTTTAGAGCCGGTTGCCTTTTCAAACACAATAGAGCCGAGTTCAATCATTTGTTTCTCCTTTACGTGAATAGGTGCGGGGTTATATGCATTAGTTGTCATTCGGTTACTCCTTAAATGATAGATTCCCACATACTACAAGCATTAGGTATAGCTTCCTTCGGTACTATAGCATTCCATTGTTCACAGAACCAATTAGCATCTTCGACAGGTCTGCATTTGATACAACTACGACAATTGACATCAGCAGGTTCGTTAAAGAAGCAAGGATTACGATGATCACAATAAGTACATTCAAAGAACGCAGGACTCATGCTAATACCACTCGGCGGCGTTTGAGAAAAGATTATCATCCCCGCTTTGCGTTCCAAGGCCTCACCTAGCGCGTGATCTAGCTTAAGCACTTCGATATGCAATTCATCATCGTTCTTGTTCACAGCCATGTAAATACCGTAGTTCAAGTTCAGCTTATACCCGTAAATTGACATTTGCCGATAGTGCTGAGCTTTCTTTACCTGCATTCCCTTAGCTACAAGTTCATCAAAGTTCTTACCTTTCTTGCCAACTCCGTTAGTCTTAAATTCGTCCAAGAAAACAACATCTTCGCTAATACCGTATTGTGCGGGTAACGTACACATTCCATCAATAGAGCCGCCGAAATGACCTTGACAGGCTGATATACGAATTTGCCGCTTCCCTTTGTCTAGGATTACTCCGCGTTTCTCAGCTTCAACTTCGTGAACAGCAATACCTTCAACAAGATCAGCTTCAATGGCTTGGTTAGGGTTAGCATAAAAATATTCGTCACTAGGAGCATGATAAAAAAGCACCTTATCAAACATCGTAACCTTGCAACCAATCCCCTCAAGGTAACTCACAAAGCGAGGTTCTTCAAAGTGACCGCGCTGAAACAGCCGATATTGCCTACCGTCATGAACAGTGTGCTTAATCCAGCGAAAGCTGTACCATAAATGGCGGCAACAGTCGTGACCGATTAAGCTAGCTCCAAGATGCGAACGCGGCCCTTCGTTGTAGCGTTTGACACAATAATCATCAATATCAGACTTAATGCGCCGTGCTAGTGCCGGTAGTGCGCCTGGGGATTCGAGGTTGAGGGTCATTTACTCACCGGTTCAATAAAGCGAACGTCTGTAGTTTCAATATCGGTGACTATATACTGCTTACCTTCCATTTGACTAACATCAGTCCAGCGAATGTTAAGCGCATAAATAACAACACCATGCTTCGCAGCAATGTTCTCTAAACAAGTAGCAAGTTCCTCGTTGATGCTGTTCATCCTTTACTCCTTTCCAGCCCAACCAAAGCAAGCGCAATTGGACCGTTCTCGTAGCTATCAACAAGCTCGTTCAGCTTGGTAACACATTCGTTAATTGCAGCTTGATCTTCAGGAGACATCATTGAAATAGCGCCTTTGAGCATTAGGATTTGGTTTTGCATTTGCATTCTCCGTTTTCCATGTTGTTAGCCAATTGTCGTAACGCCGCTATTATGTTAGCAGCGTAGCCTGAATTCGTGCGTTCGTTAGTATTCGTGTCATATAAAGCAACACAAATAAGATTTGAATCTTTGCATTTGTAAAGATCAAGAGCCAGTTCTTTACCTTTAAGGTTGATCACGTTTAACCCTCCTCAATAGGAACCCAACCGTCGCCAATACTGTAAGCAAGGTCAAGTTCTTCTATGGTATGACCTCTAGGAATCTTTACTTTGATGCTAAATCCTTCACACTGAATATAAACTTCTTCAGTCCACATTTCAGATTGATGATAGGTAGGCGTTTGCATCCTCAACCCTCCTTCAAAAGTTTAGCCAACTCAGTCTCAGCAATCTTAACTTCAGCCTTGTTAGCTTGACGAATCAGAACAGTTTCACCTTTGTTAATAGCGTGTCTGATAAACTGCCAATCGCGCCTACCGCCTTTGGTATCGTAGAATTCACCGATACGCGAGCCGCTTTCCTGGTAGTATTTCGGGCCTAGGTAGAAGAGTTCTATTGACATATCAAACCCCGCTTAAGCATTTCAGCTTCAAACACTTTAACCATTTCGGCGCAATATTCAACGCCGAATCTCCCAGCTTTGCTTGCTGCTCCATCAGGTAAGAAAGAGTTTCGAGCTTCAACTAAGCGTATATCACCTAGCTCGGATATCTTAACTTTATTGATCTTCATTCAGCTTTCCTTTCTTGCAACTTCACAACCGCTAACACTTCATCGTCGCTGACATAATAGCAAGCCGAAATGTGTTCACCTAGTTGAATACCGTCTTTAACATATACGTTATAAATTGAGCCATCAGCATCGCGCTTAACTATCATGAATTCGGCTTCCATCGCATTGCCTCCTTATAATTGTGGGTAAATTAATGATCAGGTTCGGCGTTTTCATCAATTCGAGCACCTTCAGGCAAAGCGATATCATCAAATTGCTCAGCAAACGCACAAGCTTCCTGATAAGTTTCAGCAGTAGGACAAGCACCGTCATGTTCATCCATCCACATGACACAAAGACCATCTAAAGCATTCTGCAAAGGGCAATCATTACAACCAACTTCGTCATTACCGGCAAATTCAGGATTTTCAACTTTCATTCGGTTTCTCCTTTGGGGGTTAAAGTAGCCTACTGGAATTGGTTCAAGGTCAGGAGCGCCACATTCTCTGCACTCAGTAGCATCAGCGTCGTTATCAGCTTCACACCATTCGCAAACTTTAAAGTCAATTTCCGGTTGCATAACTTCTCCGCTCCTTCATCTTAAACTTTTGCCCCTCAGTACAAGGACCGCAATGTTCGCCAAGCTCGCTATCTTCTCGCATATAATGACAATTACCACAACTGAGTTGTGTAGGATCAATTTGTTTATAAGTTTCTTCGCGTTCTTTAGGAGGTGAGTTTAATACTAACAGTTCACGTTCGCAGGTTTTGCAACAGGTTGTTCGTGTTTTATAATCGTTTAAGCTTTCTTTGGGTTTTCGGAAGAATCTAATGCAGCAACTAGGGGCTTCACAAACTTTACCAGGATCAGGCATACGGCGGGAGTGAGTTAATGCAGGGGAAACACCTTCGCGGATCGTTTGGAGCAAACTCATGCAAAGTCCTCCTTAAATTAAATATCAGAACAAGGTCATCAGGTGATTCGTCAGAACGAGTTCATTTATACTTCATCCAAAAGTTCATTTCAAGCAAAATGTTTGATTAGTTGTGTTATAATTTGCTAATAGATTGCTGAAGGATATTTGCCCACAATTAAGTAAGGCTAACAAAGAAGCAGCGCGAGGCCGAAACCTCACGCTACCGATTTTGCTAGCCTTACTTACCGGCCCAAGGAGGAGCAGCTGCACCAGCGGCAGGCTGCGGAGCTGCCCAAGTCGGTTGAGCCGGGGCTGCGGGTGCTGCGCCGTTCCAAGCAGGAGCGGCAGGCGCAGCAGGTTGAGCCTGAGCCGGTGCGGGAGCAGCGCCCCATGCAGGAGCCGCCTGCTGAGGCGCGGCAGGCTGTACGGGAGCCTGGGGCGCTTGCTGCGGCGGGGCGGGAGGGGCTGGGGCGGCTGCGGGGCCAGCACCATTGGACTTGCCAGGATCAGAACCGTCCATGTGTTTGACACCTTTAATCTCTGTCATGTCGGCGTCGTCCGCGTTAGCTTTCTTTTGCAGTCCTACTACACCACGGAAAGGCTGATTATGAAGCTGAGAAGAATCAACAGCGTCAGGATTGTTGCAAACATGACAGAGCGCGGAAAGTTGTCGCGCTGCAATTTCAACGGTTTTGGCATTTTCGTTGAAAAGGTTAATGCGGTACTTTCCTTCCTGTCCAGTGTGCTCGCCTTCGATAATGCGAACGTTCAGTTCAAGATAACCGTTATTTGCGTTACCTTTGGATGCTTTCATTTCGGAAGCGGTAATGACCATAGGCCATCCATCAGAAGACGAAATGGGAAGCTGTGAGAAATTACCCTGCGGTGCTACGGTGCGTGCGGAAAAACCTTGTGGAAACTGAGCCATTACATTACTCCTTCTGTTGTGGGTTGAGGTTGCGGCCAAGGCCATACTACCGATTTTAGATGTTGAATTATTGCTCGATCCCTCCTTATCTCTTCAATGTCGTTAAGTTTAGCAAACTCTCCGAAAAACTTAATTGCTGCGTCATTGTAAGCTATTGCTGCGTCAACAGCGTTATCAAATGTTCCCAACCAATTTATTTTACCGTTGAAAGTTATTTTAGCATTATATTTGCCTAGTGATAAGCCAACACCTTTTATACCGGTCACGTTATCTTTATGTGTGTTTCTGTTAAAACTGTTTTCTTGATTTGTGCAAGGTCTTAAATTTTCTTTACTGTTGTTTAATTTATTTCTGTCAATATGATCATATTGTATCCTATTTCCCATAATAACATGATGAATCTTTCCCATTTTATGATGCGCTACATATCCTTTAGTTTGTAACGACCATTTAATTTTGGAAATTTTTGGAATATCTTCAGTGTCTACTATGGTTCTTTCAATTACCTCACCTTTTCTATTATATAAAAACATAAATGATAATTTACCATCTATTGGTTCAAATTCGTTAGGTGTAAATCTAGTACGAGAAAGAATTTTACCGTGCTTCTTGAATTGTTGAAAATGATTATAACAGAATCCGATTCCATAGTATTCGAGATTACATCCTTCAACCTTGCAAGGTTCAGTATGTTTTCTAGGACGTTTCTGAACAGCAACATCTTGTATGATAAACTCTTCAGAAACGTCCATTCTTCATTACTCCTTGTGTTTGGTGTGATACTGCTTGTGGTTAAGTGTGCTCAATAACGTAATCAATCGCGTCCTGAACAGTAGTAATCTTCTCAGCTTCTTCATCAGGAATATCAATTTCAAACTCTTCCTCTATCTCCATAATTAGTTCCACTGTGTCGAGCGAATCAGCACCAAGCTCTTCAAAGGTCTGATCGTTCCTTACTTCTTCAACGCCAAGAGTGTCTTCAACAATTTCTTTTACTTTTGCTTCAATACTCACTTTGCTTCCTCCTTTAGTAGTTCCTCAATCCTAAGAACTGAGATTTGTATATCATCTTCGAGAATCATTACTTTGTTAGGTAGAATTGGTTTAATACTTAACCTTAACCTCTCATACTGTTCATCGCGCAAATGGCCTTTCAGCCTAAGCACAACAATATCATCAGGCTTAAGTGAAAGAATTTGACCGTCAATAAACTCAATTTCTTTGAATTCCATTTACTTCTCCTTTTAGTTGAAAGCTTCAATGCCTAAGCACAGCCTTCCGGCGTTCAATCCGTCACGTCGCCGCCCGATGGAAAATGCGCGGAGGGAAGCACGCGCCCCGCTAAAACGCAGCGAACGTTTCAGACTCTAACCCTTTCTATACGGAGGTGTTCTAGCGGGTTTAAATCATACCTTTAGCAATCTGGCTAGCTCTACGAGCTATTTCCCTAGCGCCTTGGTGCGGCGAATACTTTGAGGTTCTGATACGTTTGGTGCTGAAAGCAATTGCTCTAGCCGATCTTTCATTTACGCCGCGTGCGATAAGCTCTTTGAAGAAAGCACCGATACTACCGAGTCGAAATTCTGTGTTCATCCTTAATCCTCCTTTAATGTGGGTAAAAGTTATGCTTCCCGATTGAATACATCAATGCCACTGGCTGAGTAAATGGCTTGAGCTAAGTAATTCCAGGGCTGCTCTTTAGCTATGGAGATTTCACCTTTGATACCGAACCTATTACCAGCTACGTAAGCAGGAGTACGCTCAAGACCCATAATACGACCTTTATTTGCGCTGATGCCTTGAGTGAAACTTTCACTAGCTTTACTTACGAACATTGGTTCATGTAAGAAGCCTACGATGTCGGCCCATTGACAAAGTATCTCGCGCTTGCCGTAGTTCTTATTGTCTTTAGGTGAATGAAGAAGCAAATCCCAACAGTTGAACTCACCGGCTGAAGGATCAAGCATCTTAGAAGCAAATACGTGGCAAGTTATCACAATATTAATTCCACCGTGAATAGCAAGATCATCAAGCGAGCGAAGGAAGCTAACGAACAAAGCATTTGCGTAATCGTAAGCTTTACCATAACCACCTAATGCGCTGTTCATAGTAATACCTTTTTTGTTGCCTACTGTCCAGCCTGGATCAGCTTGAAGAGTTTTATCATGAATCAACGCTTCCAATGAAGTAGCTGAATCAAGCACAAGTGTTTTGAACTTGAACTGTTTCTTCTGAGCAGCGGCTGTAATTTCAGCTATAAGCCCTGTTGCTTCATCAAAAGTCTTGAGCATAGGTGTCTTATTAACTGAAATACCAATGTAACCAGTTTCAAGAGGAACAAGCAATGCACCAGGAGCATTACAAGCGGTTGTGGTCTTTCCTAGTTTCTCTTGGCCGCTGATCACAACCCTTATTCCAGTTTGTGTAACCGCGCTGTGACTCACCTGTTGAAGAAAGTTACTCATTTATACTCCTTGAACTTAAACCAGGAATCTGTTCTCACTCGTTTACATTTCGGACATTGCACCTTAACTGTAGTAATCTTACCTATCGTTTGCTTGGTGTTCGGTACTTGGTTCATTGGTATCAAACAGCTTGAGCATTTCATCGTAACTAACCGTTAGACCGTAATGCAACACAACCCATGTTCAGGTCCAGACCATTTTCCTTTCCACATTTCAAGTTTGGCACAATGCAAAGTTGCGTTCTGTGTTACATTTCCACGCCAACCGGGAGGAATGAATAGACATGCTTCTCTAAAATTGCTATTCGGATTAGTGAATATCTGAACTATTGCTAAAACACTAGTACCGTCAGGCGTAAGTCCTGTGTAAAAGAAATCACCGTCTTCTTTCGGTGGATTAATACGCCATTCATATTTTCTTGTCACTAAACACCTCGTTCTTCCATTACAGATACCCCATAACAGCACCAAGCGGCGGCATGAAGATACCAATGATTCGCAAAATAATTTGACTGTTGAGCGCGTTAAAGTCAAGAGGAATTAACTTAACAATGTTCATAACCCAACCGCAACTACCGCCGACTGCAATAGCGAAAACGAACAGAATTAAGCCGTACTCGAATGGCGTGTATCCTTTGTTGTAGCGCATTTGTTACCTCCTTAAGATTGACCTTTCTTAATCTCAGCAAGCAGCACAGCCAGGGTGCAATCAGTAGCCGTCTTGTCATCACGCCAGCGCCGGAACCTTTATAGTAAAGCAAGCTGCTCGGATGTCATGTCAGAAGGATCACGGAAAGCTTTGAAAACTAAAATTCTAGGCTTGTCAACACATCCGATTTCTTGATATTTGAAAGTTGCTATTTTGTCAACAAATTCTTTTTGATTTTCCCAAATATATTTAGCCTCGGCGTGAGTCAACTTACCGCAACCTAGTTTAAAATCGCCCCATTTCTTGTTTCTGACAAGAAATTTACCTAAAGTGTTAGCAGGAACCATACCTTCTTGTGATTGACTGCGTTTGGCGTATCCTAATTCATTTTGAATTGATTCGTTCGTATTCATCATGCGTTCTTCAAAACCAACTATGATACACTCTTCGTCTACAAAAGGTTTACGTTTTAACAATTCTTGACCTTTAAGCGTACTTCTGCCAAACTTATATTTACCTGTCAACTCACGAATCATAATACCTTCATAACCGTCAGACAAGGCTTGTTCTTCAAAAGCTAACAGTTCTGTCAAGTTATTACAAACAACTTGAGGTAGAAGTTTTATAAACGAAGGAATTAGATCAGCGTTTACTGAAAAACAACTGTGCAAATAACCGTATCGCTGGTTAAAAGAGCGTTCATCATTCCAATTGTCAAATACCCACATTGTGAAGTTAGGTGTTCCTGAAGAATTCATAATTGCCGAGCTAACCAAATTAAACGGATGTGTACCAGGAATTTGAGGCTTTTCGATGTCAGTAAGTAAAAGTTCAGAATCAAATCCTTCAAAACAGTTCAAGTAAGGATCGTTGGTTATGGAGTTAAATATGTGAGCGTTTCTAATGTCCTTAAGAGTGTTAGACAACGGTTTGCCGTCTTTAATTACGCAGCGAATGCCGTCAAGTTTAAGCGAAGCTGCTAAAGGGAAGCGTAATTGACTTAGATGTTTATCTTCACAGGTTTCTGCTTTCATAGGTTTCATTTAGAATAATCCTTTGCTCAATGTGGTTTTCTTTAGGCTGATTATCTGCGAACTCTTTGAAATATAGTAATTCGGCTTTTCTTCGTTCTTCAATGGCGTCTTCTATGTTTTTAAAGAATCCTAAATGAATTTGCTTTTTATTACAAGAAATATAAGCACGATATGAGTCTCTGGCTTTGTAAAAGCTAACTCCACTTACTCTTGTTTTGCTATTGTTAGGCGTTTTCCTGTTTCTACAATTTTGCGCTTTAGTACATATTCTAAGGTTTTCACGCCGATTGTCCAAAGTGTTTCTATCAATATGATCAACAACCATAAATTCTGTAACATCCATTATGAATCTATGTAGAAGAATTAATTCGTTTTGCTCGGTTCTGCATCTGACATACAATATCCCTTTATTGCGGTGTATATACCAACTTTCTTTCTTAACTTTTTCAACATTCTTCAAGTGAAATTAAAACTCTATTGCTTTCACTCCAATCCCTAAAGTATATAACTAGTACAGCGTGATCTTCTTTTATTAAAATTTCATTAGGTGGCTTTCTAGGCATTTTTAATTCCTTTGTTGTATCTATTTACAACTCACCTTATACAGAAGTTAATTCAGAGAGTCAAGGGATTCTAAAGTTAATTTATACTATTAATTCGACCACAACAACGCGGTCCTTCGCTGCAAACACCTTTCGTTACACAAGAGGGACCAAGCTTTGCAAACGTAACCGGCGCAACAGGTTTAACAAGCTTATTTACAGTTTCAAAGAGTTCTTTAATCTCCCATTGAGCATGATTACATTCCCGCAAACCGCAAGCATGGTGAATTTCCCTTGCGTTCATCGTAACGATAATCTTAGTTTCGCAAGCGTTAGGAGCAATAAACCTAGCGTCTTCAGCAGGAATACCGGCGTTAATAAGAATGTTATAAAATTCACACAAATCGGCCATTTTGTGTTCAAAAGCTTCGAACATTTCAGGCAAAGCTCGAATAGACGGTGGGATTATATAATTAAATCCATTATTAAATGTAACGTATCTTTGTGATTGCTGGCTAAAGCTCGCATGTCTGAATCTGACAAGTTGATGGCTCAACGCTCTCGACACACCTTCAATAGCAAACGTAAAAGAAGCGTGTTCCAGACAGCTTGTATGCCCACAATTAATGATCTTCTCAATTAGCTTAGCATCGCTCGCTTCGTTAACAAAATCCCAATTGTCGCCAACAAAGCCTTCAGCGTAGCACTGCCTCGCCGCCGTTGCTATTACGTGATCAGGATCAGGAGTATATGCTTTAAGGAGTACGTTCATTTCGTTATCACCTCTTGGCCCAATCAGGCAGTTCATAATTTGTTTGAGCCTCAATAAACTTAGCAGCCGCTATCTGAAGATAGTGACATCCTTTCATAAAGTCCAACATTTCTTGTCCAGGGCGCTGATTCTTGCCGAAGCGGTTAGCGTATTTCTTACTTTGTTCAATACAGTATTCAATGCTCCAATCTGTAGCTTGATCTTCACCTTTATCTTTGTACTGAGGAATTGTATAGTTTTCAATATGATCTGCCACCTTATAAGCAAATTCAAGCCATTCTGCCGTGCGAATGCCTTTGTACTGCTGTTCACTTGTGGGCAATACTCGCTTACTATCTTTAGCAGCTTCAATGATATCGTCGGCAAGTTGTTCAGTGTTAGGATAGGTAATTGTGCTGTTTATTACATCTTCGTAAGGAAGAGAACTGGTTTTATGATTAAAAGGTTTGTGATTACGAGGTTTAGAAGATAGGTTTTCAGCAACAGACTGAGCGACATTAACAGATATCTTTTCATTCAGCGGAACCTGCGTTGCTAATCCAGTTATGAATTGAGGTTTCTCCAACAACTCCCTCTCAGCAACAACATCACGATTAATAGCAGCTTCCGAGCTAAACTTAGCAGGGTAGCGCAGCTTCAACTTGTTGATGTTGAGGGTTAGGACTTCGTTCATTGTAGTTTTAAGTTCATTTAATGCAAGAGCGATATACCACGAACAATCGCTCAATTCCTCTTTCGCATTAACTACATCAAGAGCTTTTCCGTAGTAGATGTGCTTTTTGATCATATCAACGAACTCGCCAGCTTCGGTAGCAAGACCCATCGCAGCATGTTGAAGTCTAGCGCATTTGATCATTCTAGCGTAAAGTTCTGCATCGTATTTACAATCCGTATTCATTGCGTGTTCAACGTAGTTCTCTGAGGTAATCTGTTCCAAAGTTTAGTTCTCCTTTAAAATATTATTAAGGTTATTAGCATTCCTGTTATCATTCCAAATATAAATATTGCAGACACAAGTTGTTTATCCATTACTTTAAACCCCTCCAAACAACAAAGCACTTAGCCGCCAAAGTAATCAGTTCCTGCTTCATTTGAGCAACGTTCTTCTTTTCAGCAGCAGTTTCAACCGCTTCAAATTGCTCAAGCAAAAGGTCAACTTTCTCTTTGTTGGTAAAGTTGTGATAAGAAGTGTCGGTTTCTTCCATCATCTCAGAGACGAAGTACATGCTATCAACGCTCATACAGCACCTTGCTCAATGCGTCGGTAACGCGTGCAATAACTTTACTGTCGCGTTGTTTGAGAGCGTCAACTATTAGGGATTGCAAAGCGGCTCTGGATTGACCACGATCATGATAACGTCTTTCTGTCCAGGCGTTAATAACGTTGAGAGCAATTTCATCTAAGGCAGGATTAGCCATTAGTCACCTCTTCAGCGAGCTTAACGGCGTCTTGATAAGTTTCGGCGGTGGGGCAATTAAACTTAAAGCAATATTTCAGTTCAAGTTCATATAACGGGCAATTGTTGCAATCATCTAAGCGCCCATTACTGTCATAGGCTGGATTCTCAACTCTCACAACAGCCCTCCTTTAATGTTAATTTAAGTTAATTTTGCTGGTTCGGTTCGACGTGACCGGACATTAGCTTGAAACGAGTACAATTGTCAAGGAAAACTTTTAGGTGTCAAATTAAATTAAAACTTGCATTGAGATACCTCTTTGTGGTAGCTTTCCGACCAAATCAGCACAGGAGGTTTGGCTTGCTACGTGAAAAAACTCTAACTTTACTCAAAGAACGTTCGTCTAATATCAAGCTGTTAGATATAGCTATTGCGACAGGTCTTAGCTTCTATTGGCTTCAGTCCTTTTTAAAAAACGGACATGATTCTGATCCTGGTGTTGATAAAGTCGAAACTCTTTATAATTATCTCAGCCCTAAAAAGCTGAAATGTTAACAAAGGAGAACCGTATTGGAACTGCTATTCGAGCAAGCCGAAACTGTGCCTGAACCAGAACAGTGCAAAGGTCTAGTCTTTCGCGGCTACAACTCAACCTTTAAATCCGGTAATCATGTGGGCAGGCATCAAGGTATTAAATTGCTTAAGAGGCAATCATGCCCTGGGTGCGAGAAGTGTTATTTCTTACTAGATTTTGTTAGTGAAGATATTTATTGCGGTTCTCTTGAAATGCCCGAAATTGAGAACGGTGAGCTTTATTCGATTGAAGTAGTTGTTGATGGAAGAGATTGGGAAACCGGTTACGTTGATGATTGTCATGCTCGCGTTTATAAAATTGAATCTGATTTCATCGGGTCGGTTAAGCCCTAAATTCCAAATTATCAGCCAAACAGGAGGCATAATTTGAATACTCAAGAACGCTTAGAAGCTGCTTACCGTGAAAATCCTTCTATTGGTCGCAAACTACTAGCTAAAGCTGCTAAATGCAGCCTCGGTCCAGCTCAGAGGTTCTTGGAGAAGAAAAGAGGAATTAAGCCTAGAACTAAAGTTAAAACTGAAACTGAACACAAAGATGAAGTAAACACCTTATTTAACAAAGACGCAGCAGAAGTTACGGTTAACTCGTTACGTGTAATATCCCTTGATGATGCTTTACGTATATCAAAAGTAGACCTTTCTCTTTATGAGGTTGATAGATACGTTGTCAACGCCTGGGAAGTAACTATTAAAGGTGATAACGGACCTGAACAAGCAACGAACCATCAAGTTAAGGTTTGGCTCAAGCGTTTACATCCTGCGATTACCGCTTTCAGCAGACTGATTGAACAAGTTGAATCGCGTCCTGCTTGCGCCAGGGATCATGCACCACTACCCGAATTAGTCGATCCTCATATGTTAGAAATTTCTCTAATGGATCATCATTTTGGCAAGCTGGCTTGGCGGGGCGAAACCGGCGACGATTACGATCTTAAAATAGCTCAGCGAATCTATCAGGCTGCTGTGAGAGACTTGTTAGCTCGCGCTAAAGGCTACAACATAGGCAAAATACTCTTTCCAGTGGGTCAGGACTTCTTTAACATTGACAACAACGCAAACACTACTACAGGCGGCACAGCTCAAGATTCAGATGGTCGGCTTGCTAAAATCTTTGAAATAGGCTGTAATGCAGTAATTGATGCAATTGATTACTGCTCACAGGTTGCTGAAGTTGAAGTTATCTACGTTCCTGGTAATCACGACTACACTACCAGCTATTACCTCGTTAAATATCTACAAGCTTGGTATCGTAACTGTGAACGTGTAAGTATTAATGCTGTACCCACAAGCAGAAAGTATATCAAGTACGGTGTTAACCTGCTCGGCTTTAGTCACGGCTGTGATGAAAAGCGCGATTCGTTGCCGCTTATTATGCTCAGTGAATGCAGAGATATGATCCAGGATGTTAAGCACTTTGAATTTCACACTGGTCATTTGCATATGAAGCGCGAAACTAAGTATGTTGCCGGTGATAGCTTCGGGCCTGTGATAGTTCGCATATTACCTTCGTTGTGTGGCACTGATGCCTATCATTATAAAAAGGGCTACACGGAAGGTAGGAAGAGTGCTGAAGCTTATCTTTGGAGTGAAATGAACGGCTTTGTTGCGTTGTTTAACGTTTATGCGAGGAATTATGAATAGTCTGCCTACTTACGAAGTTAAAATCTTTGTCGGATTGCGTATTGGTTATAGTAAGATGATAAATAACTTTCAAACTGTGATTAATATTTGTCAAAACTATTGCAACGAAGTGTGTCTTTGCGTCACCGTTACTCCGACGACTTTTGTTTATGTAAACGGTAATGAGCCTGGAGCTATAATCGGTTTAATCAACTATCCGCGCTTTCCGTCTACTGAAGAAGATGTTTGCAATAAAGCAATTAAACTCGCTGAAATTTTGAAAGAAGAACTTCAGCAACAACGAGTTAGTGTTATGACTCCTACTGAAAGTATTATGATCGGTGAAAGCTAATGAACGAAGCTAATGTAGAGAAAATAGATTATCCTTTTGCTTTATTTCCAGTAAGAACATGTTCGGGTAAACTTGTTTGGCTTAAAAGAGTCAAACGTAAATGGTATTGGATAGGATATGCAATAGATGATTTGGTAGGTCATTCCCCTTACATCATTTATTACGAGGAACTTTGATGGAATTTATAATTGAGGACATACCGGTAATAGAGGCTTCAGTAACGCCTAAATTTCAGCACATTTCTCAAGTAAATGATGAATTTTATGGCGCAACCACTGAACAAAAGCGTATAAGCTCTTTGCTGGTGGAGTGACTAACCTGGACTGGCGTCAGGCTAAAGGCTTAAAAGCTATCAATCAGGATTGGTGTAATCTTTATTACGCTCACCTTTGGGATTATTACATTTGGGAGAATCCACATTTACTTGAGGTGCTGAAAGCTGCTTCGGGGTTGAGTGATATGTTTGGTCAGGTCGGGCATTGCTGTCAAGCTACTGAACTTTGGCGCATAAGAAATAAGGAGTTAATTTAATGCTTTTCCAAGATATTAAAAACGGAAGATTCTATTTAGGCGATTGTCTTGAGGTAATGAAAGAGATTCCTGATGGTGTAATTGATATGATTCTTTGTGATCTGCCTTATGGAACTACTGCTTGTAAGTGGGATACTATTATTCCGTTTAATCTGCTTTGGGAACAGTATGAAAGGATTATTAAGCCGAATGGGGCTATTGTACTTACAGCTAGTCAGCCTTTTACGAGTGCGTTAGTTATGAGTAATGTTAGCTTGTTTAAATATGAATTGATATGGGAAAAGAGCAGAGCTTCTAATTTTGTTCATGCTAAGTATCAACCTTTAAAAGCCCATGAAAACATAATAGTTTTTAGTAAAGCGGCTGCTGCTCAAGGTACTAAGAACCCTATGTGTTATTACCCGCAGCACTCAAAAGGGAAACCTTACATAAAAGGAAAAGGTCATCAAGATAACCAGCATTTAGCAGGAGGTATGACTAAAAGCGAAACGATACAAGGTGTTAATGTCACAGGTGACAGAACGCCAAGAAGTGTTTCATATTTCAGCAGCGATTCGGATAAGCAGCAGCGGGGTCTTCATCCAACCCAAAAGCCAGTAGCTTTATTCGAGTACCTAATCAAGACCTACACCAACGAAGGTGAACTTGTATTAGACAATTGCGCCGGATCAGGCACAACAGCTATAGCTTGTGAGAACACTAATCGTAGTTGGGTTTGTATTGAAAAAGAAGAAGAGTACGCTAACAAAGCTGTTGATAGAATATTAAATCACAATGTTCAACCGCAACAAATTCTAGCTCAAGAACCAGAAACCTTTGTTATTGAAGATGTTGCTGTGAACGATTAGCCTTTCTTTGCTTCATACTGTTACAATTTCATTTCAAAGAGGGCTAAATTGGACAAACAACTACCGAATAACCTCATTGACTATAATTTGCTGTTCAATATCCCTCTTGAGTTGCGGTTGCTTAATCAGTGGGTGGTTTGGGCGTATGAATTTGACGCAATGGGTAAGCTCACTAAAGTTCTCAAAAACCCGCATAATCCTGAATACAACGCTAGCGTAAGCAAGTCTTCTACATGGTCTAGTTTCGAGCATGTGTTTAACGTTGCCCGTAGCCGTAACATGTTGGTCGGTTTTGTTATAACGGCTGATTGCGGTTATTGCTGCATTGATATGGATAATGCTTATGAAAAGAACGAAGATGGTACGCTGAAATTTAGCGATCCTGTTGCTATTCAAAAGAAGCAAACATTTATAGCTGAAAAGTTCAACAGCTATCAAGAAATTTCACCTTCAGGTTTTGGTCTTCACATTTGGATTAAAGCAAGCGTTCCTAATGGACGTAAACGCGAAGGCGTAGAAATCTATCCAGGTGGCCGCTTCATGTCATTCACCGGAAATGTATTCAACAACGTTTCTATTGGTGATTACAATGACCTTGCTAATCAACTCTGGCAGGAAATGGGTAAAGAGCAGAAGTCTGTCGCAACCGACATTACCGGTTTAACTAAACCTCAATCAATAGAAGATCAAGAAATACTTCGTATTGCAAGCACAGCCGCTAACGGAGATAAGTTCATTGAGTTGTACGAAGGACGTTGGCAAAACATGTACCCTAGCCAGTCCGAAGCAGATCAAGCATTAATGAATTTCATTTGCTTCTATACGCAAAACGTTGAACAGGTTAAACGAATATTTCTTGCTTCAGCATTAGGTAAAACAATTGGCCGTAAAGCTAAACCGGAGAACTACCTAATGCACGAAAGATACGGACTCGTGCCAAAAGCTTTTGATAAGACCTTGCCCACATTAAACATTGATACTCTTCGTAACAACCTTGAGGATCAACTTGCTATTACCCGAACCTCAAATTGTGGGCAACCTGAGACATCAAACCCTGTGCCAGCCGTCCAAGTTCCTAGCACCGGCAACCTAGCGCCTTTTTGCCCATACCCTAGTAACCCCCAAGCGGAAAACGGCCTTTCTAGGGCAAATTTGGAGGCCGTTTTCTGCCCTATCGCGCCTGTTCAGCCGGTTCAGCCGGTTCAGACCGTCGTGCCTGCTCTGCCGGTCCAAGCTCCTGTTTCTGTTCCTCAGACACATATAGAAAACGTTATATCTGAAACTCTGAATACTTCTGCCGTGACCGTCCCTCCTGGCATCATCGGTGAAATCGCACGCTTCATTCACGACGCTGCACCGCGCCCTGTACCTGAGATTGCTATTGTTGCTGCATTAGGACTAATGGCTGGTGTTTGCGGTAGAGCTTATAACGTTTCAGGTACGGGTTTGAATCAATACATATTCCTATTAGCTCAGACAGGTAGAGGAAAAGAAGCTATCAGTTCCGGCATTTCAACTCTTATGAACGCTGTGTATAAGACTGTGCCGAATGCTAAGAGGTTTATCGGTCCTGCTAAGATTGCTTCTTCTCCTGCGTTGATGAAATATATTACCAAAAACTCTAAAAGCTTCGTTTCGATCATGGGCGAGTTTGCTGATACGCTGAAAAAGATGTCAAATGGTAGCAAGGATACTAACAAGCAAGACTTGCGTATTGATATGCTTGACCTGTTCAATAAATCCGGTCATGGTAACGTTTTAGGAAGTTTGATCTATTCTGACAAAGATAAAAGCACTGAAGTAATCACAGCTCCCGCGTTCTCTGTTATCGGTGAATCGACTAACGATAAGTTTTATGAGCATTTGAGCAAAGAAATGATCCTTGAAGGCTTGTTGCCGCGCTTTAACATCATTGAATATCATGGCGATAGACCGCCGCTGAACAAAGCTCATAAGAGCGTCAAACCTTCTTCTCAGCTTGTTGATTACTTTAGTTCTATTTGTGCTTATTGCGATCAGCTTAACAACGGCGATCAGGTATTAAATGTGCAGTTCTCTATTGAAGCTGAAATTGAATTTGATAAATTTGATAAGCTTTGTGACTGGAAAATCAATACTGAAATTGGCGCGTTCAGGGAGCTTTGGAACAGAGCGCATATAAAAGCATTGAAGCTTGCCGCACTCCTAGCTGTAGGTGTTAATTACATTAATCCTATTATTGATATTGAATGTACCAATTGGGCTATCAATCTAGTGAGGAAAGATATTGAGAACATTCTTTCTAAGTTCGAAACAGGCGAAGTTGGCGCAATAAACGTGCAGAATGAGCAGATAGTTGAAGTAAAGAAAGCGTTGAAGAGTTACGTTACTAAAGAATGGAGTCAGGTTCAAAGCTATTCCGGCGCTACGTTGTCTACCTGGAACCAACGGATCATCCCGCACAGCTACGTATCAGCCATATGCAGAACCAAGACCCCGTTTAAAACTGACCGCCTAGGCCCGATACCGGCGTTGAATATGGTGATAAAGTCAATGCTTGAATGTGGGGATATAGTTGAACTTACGCCAATTGATAAACGCAATAAAGGCTTGAGTGGGGCGGCCAAAATGTACATGATTGTTAACTTTATGGGAATGTAGCGTAGCGGTTTAGACACAACAAAGCCCTCCTTGAATCACTCAGGAGGGCTTTGTTTGCTTTACGGTTGATAACTAAGAATATTCACAATTTGTTCTTTCAACTTTTTCAAATCATTAACATAGGTTTCTGTGAATTTAGGGTCTTCCTGCTCAACTTCAATGATTTGGAAAGCTGCTTCAAGAACACTTCTAAGAGTTACATCCATTTCTACTTTCATTTCACTTCCTCCTTTAAGTTAAAGTTAGTACAACGAATTCACATTGACAGTATTCACCAGCAAGTTCTTACGCCTAACGCTAAAGCTAATTTCGTCCCAAATTATATCATCAATCAGCGTACAAGTACAGTCTTTAAAGTTACGGCGACAGAAAGTAATGAACGCTGATTCTTTGTTGTTAAAGCAGAAGAAATCATCTTTAGTGAGCTTTGCAAGGTTGAATTCACTCATGACATCACGGCGAAGTGTTTCTATTGTAGGAACTAGATCAGCGTCAATCTCAATACCTAAAGCAGCTTCAAGATCAGCTTTCATATCGTTCAGGAACGTAGCGCCGTCTTCAGCGTGCCAAATAGCAAAGGAGAATATGCTAAACTTAGTAAAGCTTCCTTGCTCAATAAATCGCTTTACCTTGTCAGCGTTGATGATTGTCGGATTCTCCCAGGTTTTGATTACAGTTCCTTCTAGGTCTAGGAATAGAATGTTCATTCAGTTACTCCTTTTTGTAGTTTCCTGAACTTGAAAGCCGCGAAGATATACACTTAGCGCACAAGTTAAATTTTAATTCAAATTCAATCTTAGATATTTCAGAACGTATAAAAAGCTTATGAAAGCCAAGTTTTGCTCCACAATCCTTACAGGTCATTTAATCATCCCTCCTACAATAGCACGGAAGTTCTTTAGTTCCGCAAGATGTGCAATACTCACGAAATACGTCTAAGCGTTCTTCGTCGCTGAGCAGCGAAAGCAGATGGTGAATTGTAGCTATAATTGAAGCGTTCGGGCCAATATTAGGATTAGGACGAATACGGCTGTTCGCCGCAAGAGCTTTATCCTTCTGCTCAAGGTGAATTCTAAAACGCACTATATCCGTCCTAAGTTCGTCTCGTTCTTCTTTGACATCAGCAAGCTCATTCTTCAATCTACAAATAGTGCAATTCTGCTTATCATAATGAGAGTGATTACCTTGATGCTTTTCGCATAAATGTTCACCTTCTAAAGCTTTGCTCATTTAATCCTCCTTAAAGTAATTAGCAATGCACCCCAACACAGCCTTTACCATCATTAGCTCTATTAGGCGCAGATTTAGTCAACTTACTAGCTTCCCATTTATCTAAAATCTTACGATATTGCTCGGTCTTGGAAAAGCTACCGGCGGCAGATTTGTTGTCAATATTAACTCGCACAGCGCCATTGCTACCTAGGAACACGTATCTGACATGAATAATACTATCTGACACAAACGTTAGTGCAAACAGCCTGTAATTCGTGTTTTTGTACGGCATCTTTTTGTATCCCATTGCCAGGAAATAAGCCTCGAAACGTTCAAGCAACTTTTTCATTTCTTACTCCTTTCAGGCGGCAATTAACCGCAGTTAAGAACTCCTACAGCGTGCTAGCATAATACCACATTCAGCCAAAAGTTCAAGCGTTTGGCTACATTTTAATTTCAGCATTAAACTCTCCTGTTTCATTTAAGTGAGCAATTGACGGCAGTTAAGGGTTGAGCGGCGGCAGTTAAGCGTCTTTACAAAAGCGGGACCAGTAAAGCATTTCCAAAAGCTGCATACCGCCAACTTCATAAATAACATGAGGTTTGTATACAATAAACTTTCTACATCCGACATTGAAGAATGTGAACGGCTTACAATTTCTATGATCGTTAATTGCTTTGCTTACCTTAGCAGCATAGCCGGTGTTTTGCGTTATCATTACTCACCTCCTTGATTCGCCCATTGCTGTAAGGTTATTGCAACTTTCTTACCTTCGCCATAGCTAACCCATATCCAAGGTAAGTGTAATGCTTCGCGCCAGCAAGCTTGAAGATAGCGCCGATAAGCTTCGGTTGCCTGATATTCCCGCACTATTCACCTCCCTGATTAACCCACTCTTCAAGTGTAATGATACACGGCGTAATAACAGGTTCGCTAAACATAAACTTAAGCTCAACTTCATAGTAAACAATTACGCAATTTGCGGTTGCTACGTATTCAATTGTTCGCATTATTCACCGCCTTGGTTCAACCATTCTTCAACTTCAATAATTGCAATTCTATGAACATACTTGTCTAAAGGAATAACTACAAAAGGCAGTCCATCTTTACGATTTTTAGACATGCTGGCTAACCCGCGCCAAGTTGTAATCATCACTCCAACACCTCCCTAACCCAAATTCGTTGACCGCTTGCCGATGTGCCGAATGACATAGCGCCAGGGCTTTCTGTTCTACCGTAATACGTTACATCATCGGGAAACTTGGCTATCATAAACTTCTTAAGCGCGGCGTGCATTGATCCGGCTGTAACGATTAATTCAGTTTTCTGCTTATTGCTGTTGCCGTGATATAGTGATATTTTGAAGGTTCTGGTCATTGTTAAACCCTTTCTATTAGCTTATTATTCTTGCCGTAAATTCGCTTCATGCTTTCTTTAAGTGCATTATACCCACAATATTTACAGTGAAAGTAGTTCAGCATGAATTCATCACCTCGCCGCTTGGTAACTATTTCAATGATGCTGTGAAAGTCAAAGAAACATTTGAGGTGCTGAAGTGTCATACAAACTCCTTCGCAGTAACAACATCAGCTTGTCTAATTCGGCCATAGTAAGCAGTTATGTCATGAAGATGCTGGAGCTGTTTAACATGATCATTACAAGCGCCGATTTTAAGCTGAATACGATTAGGTTCATTTTCACGGTAATCAAGCCTAGCTCCTTGCTCAAACCAACTAAGGATTTCTTCACCTTCTGCCTTGCTTGCTACAAAAGCCGATATATTGTTCAGGTATGCGTTAGCCCTAGGTTCGCGTAATTTCGTGCCGCAAACAAAGCAGCAAGGAACCATATCAAGCCCTATACCTCTTGACCTGAAAGCTAAAGATGTTCCTTTCTCTACATCTTCGCACCTAATTTCATATTCAAATATTTCTTTCTTGGAATCAGCCAAAGCAACCAAACCGCAAGTAAGCAATCCTTCAACATGATCAACGCGCTCTTTCCAGCCAGGATAACCATGCTGAATGTCATTGATAGTTCCTCGCGCTTTACAAATTTCATTTCTTACAACTTCAATGATTTCACTCAGTGGCTTGCTGAAGTCAGTTCCAAAGATAGGTTTGGCTCTGTATCGTTCGGCGTCGGCTTTCTGTTTCTCATGATCAAACATAACTTTCTCCTTATATTGTGGGCAATCTAAAGCAGTTAAGTAGCAATCGGCGGCAGTTAAGCGTCAAACCTGCTAATTATTTCTTTGATCTTTCGTAAATCTTCACCGCTAGCCCATTGACCTAATTCAACTAACAAGTTAGTCATTTCGGTGTAAGTAGGCAAGTTTTCAGTTCTAAGCCATGCGTCACAGCATTCTATCACGTAAGCCTTTTCAATTGTCATGCTAACCTCCCTGTTGAAGCTAAAACAGCCGCCAACATGCTATCGAAATACCTCGTAACTTGCCTAACAACCTTATCCTCATTACTCAGTTGCTTGATATCGCGCCAATTCAATTTCTCCCTCTTGCTACCGGTCCAGTAGCCAGCAATAGAGCCGTCTAATGTAAGGTCGCTAATGCTACCGTCCGTATTCTTGACAGAATAAATCAAGAATATGGTATGTCCTGGATCATTATGAATGATGTGATTCGGCCAGTTGTCAGGACCGGAACCAAGCGCGAAAGATACGATCAGGGACGGCCTATTTTCGTTTTCTAGCGTGCTTACCTTGAAGTGCAGGTACGAGTCAGGGAAGCGAGCTTTGATGACCGCTGAGAGCCTATTTTGGAGCGTTTCTAGGGTTTGCATGGTTTAGACCTCCTTTATTCGCTGTAAGGTTTGTCCATTTCAGAACAGGACAGATATTCACTTCTAAAGAACGTAATAGCACGCTCGGCTTCTTCAATTGTGTCAAAATAACCTAAATGATGATTTCCGTTATCATGACCAACTACTCTAAACTTTCTACCTACCGGATAAATACCTCTTATTCCAGTTTTACTATTTTTATTCGCACCTGCTCTATTTTCAGCATTTTGCTTACTTGTTATCAAACGCAAATTATCTCTAGTGTTGTCTAAAGAATTACAGTTTTTATGATCTATCTTAAATTCTTTAGTATTCGGATTATATAAAATTAAAGTATGTAGCAACACTAAAGTTCCACAACCATCTTCACACTTAAAAGCTCGTGCATAATAGTTACCATGATTTAGCATAACTCCGATTGTAGACCATTCTGATAATCTATCAAAATCACAAATATCAATAATAACAGTATGTTTTACTTTGTTACGCTGTACTACTTCAATAAAACATTTGTCATCTTCAAAATAAAAATCATTACTTATCATAACATCCATTCCTTTTTACTTAGCAATGTAGCAGTTAACGCCAATAGTTACCGGCTTACCCTCAATCATAACGTCAGTAACCTTGTTACCATGAGTGCTAGCAACAACCTTAGTTTTACCGGATGTTGAGAGCGTAGGCTTTTGCAGTTCGATAGTGATTACCAGATTGTTACCTTTGATTTCTGCTTTCATTTTAGTTTCTCCTTTAGGTAAGTGGTGACAGTTAAGCGGTGAAGAGGGACAGTTAAGCTAACAATTTGTCAGGCACAAAAGACAACACAAACTCTTCAAACGTTTCATTCCATTGGTTCTTGTTGTCAAGACTGCCATATCTTTCAATCCAACCGAGCTTGTAATATTCAAAGTATCACTCTAGTTTAGTTCCTTTGTATTTGTTCATTTTATTCTCCTTTCGCTTTAGCGATAGCTTCAATAGCTTTATTGTAGTCACCAATAAAGCTATTGTGTAATTCCTTAGCTGAATAAGCTTCGCCGTTATCAGCCGCATTTATGATATCAGATAACGCTTTGCTACAAAGCTCTAACGCTTCCAAAAGTTCAGGAGCAGCGACTATAAGCCTTGCGTTAGCTTCGCCGAGGTGCGCCCAAGGAAAAATTTCAGCTATTTTGTTGCAATGTTTATCAGTTACAACAATCTGTTCACCGTTACCGTCAATACCAGAACGAATTGCGTAATTCCAAGGTTTAGGCGAAACAGTTTCTTCAATGTTAGGAAAGCGGCTCATTGTGTTACCTCCTGTTTAGTCAATCGGTTGCAGTTAAGTAGAAAGTGAGAGCAGTTAAGCCGTTTCCTTATCCAGCATACGCTTAACATTATCCCGCTCAATAGTCAAGTTAGCGCGGTTATCATAATGTTCCCTAATCTGGTAGTCTACCTCGTTGAACAGCTTCATGAAACGGTCATACATAGCTTTAGGGATAACTACAGTTTCGTAGTCAACTTTAGCCTCTTGAATCAGGCTAGCAGGAACGTGATAGTAAGCCGGAACGCCGTTAATCTCACAAGACACTTCAGCCTTATCAACAATCTTTTGCAGTATTCTCTTATCCATTTTAGGCTCCTTTATTGAATGTTCAACAGCTTGCAGTTATCAACATAAGCTTGTGCTGATTCTCTAGTGTAGAACGCTTTGTGTTTGTTGTAGGTGTTAGGGATAATATTGCAATCATTGAGAGAAATTTTAAAGCTTTCTGTATCAACAAAAACACCTGTTAAAGCTTTGCTTAATTGAATAACGTAAGATGAACTTTTGATACACTCTTCTCTGATAAAACTACTTTTGCTTAAAGCAAGTGCTATAAATATTGACATTCCCGGCTTAACCTCTTCAACGGTCATTATCTGGTCCAAGCTGAATATCGCACTCATTCTCTAACCCTCCTTTCAACTAGCTATTTGCCCACAATTGAGCACATTCAGGACAACGTTCAATCAACAGTTCTAGCGATAATTCTTGATCAACTTTAACCTCTTGCTGTTCAACTGGCAGATAGCTAAAGTCAGGCTGTTCAAGCGGCAACATATGATTGTAACCTCTAGCTAGCATTTCATCGGCCAATTCATCATGCCTAGCTTTGTATGATCCAGGCTCAATAGAGTTAACCGCTATGCGTCCTGTTATGGAGTGTTTCTTTTGCCAGTTATGTAGGAATTTGTGATGCTCATTATGTTCTCCTAATAAATGCTGTCTGCACATCACTTTAGGGTCTAGCAGCCACATTCGCATTTCAGGCTCCTTTAGTCAAAGGTTAGCAGTTAAGAGTCAAACACCGACAGTTAACAGTAAATCAATCCATCATCACCGACATAAAGGTCAACTTCACCGAAAGCCTTGCTAGCTTCCGTTAGCCGTTCACCTACTTCTTTCGGCCAATCACCATCCCAAAATCCCGCACCGTGACCGTTACGAGTAAGCCAGAAGTCATGTCCAGCTTGGCTAGGATCATCAACTATATCATTCCAGTTTTCAGCCTGAAACTTAGCACAATCGGCTTTCATTTGATTTAGGCATTTCTCGCTAATATCGTAAATGCTGTAATCATCGTCAAGTGGTTCGCCGTTATCATCTGTTGAGGACCACAAAGCGGTTACTATGTATTGAGTTGTGAATATGTCTAAGTTCATGGTTTGTTATCTCCTTTATTGTGGGCAGACTGACTCTTTGTAGTAGTCAGTATAACCTTTAGTTTCAAGGTAAATTTCTCTGACAAGCTTTGTTATTTCTTCAGGTTGTTCACATTCGCTATCAAGGCCGATACAAGCTATACCGTTAATATGTAAACCTAAGAACGTATCTTTATGCGGCATTCCGTCTAAACAAAGTGTTCCTGCTGCAAAGTAAATTGCTCCTTTAGGCTTTATTTCTTTGTTAAGTATTTTCTTAACTACTTTCCAATATACAGTCATAGCACTATCTCCTTTTATTAGCTGATTCGTCAACAGTTAATAGTTAACAGTTAAGCCTTAACCCTAAGCAACCTTCTTAGAATTAATCGCTCTAACCCTAGCATCAAAATGAAGCGTACTAAAGCGATTAATTACTTCCAGGTTGTAACCTAAGCTTTCCAGTTCCCTCTTAAGCGGCATATATTCATCTTCTCTTGCTCTAACGGTAACACTAGAAAGGCTAACGCTTGCGCTAGAATGCTGGCCCATATGCATGTAACTAAGGCATGTGCAATAATCGTTAGTTCCTGGCAGTTCAGGGAATAGTGCTATTACTTCGCCAGTATCTTTGAACTTGCGAAAGATTACTTTGGTGATAGATGCTTTCATGGCTCAATTCTCCTTTATTTATTCAACGGTAATTGTTCGATAGCTTCAATGAAATAAGTCGGTTCTTGGCCGTTCATGTAATCATTCCATTCATCGTCGCTAGCCATTGTTTCAGCTATTACTTCAGCTTCTTTTTCATTGCAAGCTAGTACTTCATAGCTTTTGGTAAACGATACCGTTCTGGTTACTTCTACTGTATAAATTTTCATTTGTTTATCTCCTTTATATTGTTAAAGTTGAAAGCAAAGCCAGTTAAGGCAAGCGTTAGCAGTTAAGCAATCTATTTGCACATCCTTTCACCTTTCATAAACTTGCAAAGGTTTTCAGCTTGCCGTTGTGACTTACAATTGGCGTATATTGAGTCATCATGACAAACGGAATATGTATAACCTTGTTCCTTGCTTTCGGTAACGGTCCATTCGCCTACTGTAAAGCTTTCATGCTTATACAGAAAGCGTTTTGTTTCTACGTCCTGAATAGCAACAATGCAATGATCAAGTAAGCCTGAACCGCCTAAAGAACGTACATTGTTGACTATTAGCGGAATAGGCTTAATGCCGGTACTCTTGCCGATAGTGCCAATTATGTCATATTCATCTTCCCAGGATTTACCCGTTTCAGTGTCGCCATAGTAAAGCCTAACTCTTTGCTCTCTTCTAGCGTTAAGCGTAGTTAGCCATTGTTTGACCGTTTCGTTAGTTCTATCGTTAAAGTTAAACTCTTTATCGTTTCTCATTCCGGTATCTCCTTAGTAGTTAGTCAGTCCTTGACAGTTTAGTTAGTCAATCCTTGACAGTTAACAACTCGAAACAGTTAAGAGTTAGCAATTAATCGTGATAGCAGTTAGCAAACCTAGGCAATCCCGTTACCTTTTGCCATTCCCGAATGAAAGCTAAAGCATACCTCTTGCGCGGGAATTCACCGGCAATAAAGCCTTGGTAATCGCTGTTACCCTCTAAAACCTCATAGAACTGTTTGCCGTTTTCATGCCAATTCTTAGCCAAGAAACAGCCTTTAATGGCGTTATGTTTCAGGTATTGAGTTCTAAGGCACTCGGAAACAGTTATAGCGTTTATCATGGCTTCAGGCTCCTTTAGTGTGGACAAAGGCTAGCGGTTAAAAACCCACCACGTTATCATTAGCTATCAAGTTTCTACAATCCCATTTTCTTAACTCATTTGGAGCGGTATCGTTCCATAAAATCCGCTGTTCATCCCATATAAGATCGTCAATGATTTGATCGATTGTTTTACTCATTGTTTGCACTCCTTTATAGTTTGCCCACAAATAGGCAACAAGAAACAGTTAAGGCAAAGCTCGACAGTTAAGCGTTAGCCGGTCTAAGCCGTTCCAAGATCATGTGAATTTCCCCTTGCCTATCCATTGACAAGTTACGAAAAGCATCTTTGTTGCCGTTCTTTAGCATGTTAATTTCTTTCCTGGTTAGTTCAGCTGATAAGCGTTTGAAGTATCCCATTGTCTTAGGCTCCTTTAGATAAAGTTAGTTAACAGCTTTAAGTTTATTTACCATTTCTTTAGCATCGTTAAATATCGAATTTACCCAATTATCTTTAATCGGCATTCTGTCGCCTTTAAAACATTGTAATTCAATTAACCTTTCTAGCATTCTTACAATCTCGTTGTTATCGCACATTTTAAAGGCTCCTTTAGAAAGTTAGGTTATTCGGCTCGATTGTCTTTAACTTCAAACTTAAACAGCTTGCCGTTTTCAAATGGACCAACAAGAGATTTGATCACAACAAGCTGGCTTGTATCGTCAAAGCGATAAACCGTTCTTTCTTCATTGTTACACTTGGTTGTTACTTGCTTAAAACCGTTAACGTTAAAAGCTATGCAATCTTTCACTTTGTTATATTCGTCGCGTGCTAGGCTCATTTTAAACCTCCTTAAATCCCTGGTTAATGGCCCACTATCACTTTGCCGGTAACTTGCCGTTTAAACGGTATCCTTAAGCCTTAAACTAATACTCTTGCTCGTTGTAATTATCAGCTATCTCTTGCCAGTCAATAGCGCCGATAGTCCAGCTTTCAAGTTTAAGCTTTCTAGCTTGAAACGTCGCTTTAACTCTGCTAGCTAAAACTTTATCGCCAGCTTTGCGAATAGCCGAAATAGTCTCATAGCTAGGCTGATCTTGCTCTAATAACCATGCTGCATTCCACGTTCTGCTATTCGTCCATCCTTCATAAATTTCATCGACAGAAACAGCTTTAACAAGCTTATCATGTGGGCATTCTTCAGTATCACCAAATTGAAAGGCTTTGCCTAAGTAATACTCTTTTGCGCCTTTCAAGTCAGTATTCAGGCTAGTTACTATTTCGTTTCCATCGGCGAACTTAATTTTAAATGTTTTCATCGTCGTTATCTCCTTTAAATTGGCAAGCTGTGACAGTTAAGAGGCAAGGTAAAACAGTTAAATATAGTAAATAGCTCCTTCCCTTTTAAAATAACCAGCTTCATTATTATTGTCTGGTTCACCTTTAAAACATCTAAATATCTTAACAAGTTTACCCTCATGTGTTACAAAGCGAGAATAAAGCTTATAACCGTTTTCTCTTTTCTCTATTTCTTTCCAATTAGTTTTACGTTCCATTTCGTACTCTCCTTTTAACCGTTAGTTTCTTGCTACTTCGCTGCATAGCTTAAAAGTTAAGTTAAGCTATGCAAGGTAATAGCATGAAAGCTTGTTAGGCTTTGAGCTTATAAATCCTTTTCCCTGGTTACATCGGAAACGGTAAAGTAAAACTTATTTCTGTTATCCCTTTGGAGCTGGCAAAACTCGTTATATTCAATTCCTTCAAAATATCCCTTATTTTGGAGCATAGTAAATGCCGTTTGCTGGTACGTATCACCATAGCCGTAATGTTTACCCGAATTACCCAAATATACACCGTCAACAGTAACTGATACAGAATGATATGTATTGCCATATGATTTTTGAAACCATCGTTTGCCGTCAATTATAATCATGTTAAATGCTTTCATTTGTCCTATCTCCTTATTACTCGTTAGTTGCGCCGAAATGCTGGTTTAAATGTCTCGTTTAGTGCCGCGCGATACCTTGATATCAAAATCGTATTTATCAGACTCTTTGATCCTGGCAATGAGCATATTTTCAATCTCTTGCTCAGTTAGTTCAAAACCGTTAGCAATGTGATTAAGCTTGATACTGATTTTAGCGTTATACGTTTTAACTCTCATTTTAATTACTCCTATAGTTGAAAGTAGCGACAGTTAAAGCAACAAGTGACAGTTAAGCAACTTCAGTATTCAATGCACCGTCAAAGCATTCTGCTATGTAATCTTTGATATCATTTCTATCCTTACCAGTAACACGGATAGTAAAGCCAAAAGCTAATACCGGTTTAACGATTACTTCATGTTGCGTCCAGCCATCGTAAAAGCCTGATTCATCCATATGATGAAATTCGGTGAAGAAAACGAGCTTTTCAGGAGTTGATTTATCAAACTCGAAACGTGTACCACAATCAAACCCTGAACCGCTTGGGAAGTGTTCTTTTACTATGTTTTCAATCGTTTCCGTGTGCCGGTCAAACCATTCACGGTTATTCGATTTTTCGCAATTGATACGAGCTTGGAAACTGCTAGCGATTTGCTGATATGCCTTTTTCATCTGTTTATCTCCTATCGGTTAAGGGTAAGGTAAGGCTAGCCGTGTTACTTGCCATTGTAGGGCATTCTAGGGCGTCAAATATCGGCTAATTTGCCGTGTCCAGCTGGATAATCCCGGTTATCGGCTGTGAACGGCTAAAACTGTCACCTTTGCGTATCTGATAAGCTTCGTATATCGGACGCCTTACACCGTTAAAGCTAATAGCGTCTCGTTTCATCGTTTTAAGGTTATTCCTACCGTCAAGAATAACTATTGCTCTATCTCCTAAAGCTTCAGCCAATTTGCCGGATAAATCTTTGTTGTAGTATTGAACGTATACCATGGCAAGCTCCTTTCTTATTGTGAGAAACAGTTACAAGCAAAATGCTATAACTGAAACAAGATAACTAACGCCGATAGTTAAAGCTAATGCTATGCCGGTTAATGCTATATCGGTTATTGTTTCAATGCTCATTGGCTAGGCTCCTTTACATTCTCAAATTCAATTCCGCTTTCTAATCGCATTCCCCTTTTAGTTAACTTGTGAAGATTGACAATTTTAAGCATATACTCAAAATTATGACCGCTTCCGGCTCCATAAGAGCCAATCCAACTATAGCAAACTTTACCATTACTCGTTATGTATTGCTTTATTCTCATTGCTTCAATTCCGCTTTTAGTTACGTAGACTGATATAACTTGCATACTATCTCCTTTCACACGTTTTGTTGACACTTCACATTAGCTTTACTATGAGTTGCAAAGCTAATGTATAGGAGCAACTAAACAAAAGCTTACGATATAGTTATTTTATATGCCGCTTTATTATAGCGCCGTTTTGCCTCTTTTTTGGTAAGTGTAAGCGGATAACTATCTAAATTCATCCATCCAAAATAATCACCAATAGCACGCCATGCAAATGCACGTTCTACCGGATCAGATGATACAAATTGATTAAGCAAGTCTAAGCTATCCGTTCCGATAAATGATGCTACACTTTCAAGTTTATCGGCAAACCATACAGGTAATTCAGGATGAAATTTGTTATCGGAAAGAATGCCGTTTTTAAAGGTGCAATCCTCTAAAATAGCGCGGTAAACTTCGCGCGTATCCGCTTCAAATAGTTCCATTTCCGGCGGATACGCGCCAGTAGTATCAACAAAAATCCATAATCCGCCATACTCTAAAGGTGTAGCATCTCCAATTTGTGCTATGCATTTCCATATTGGTTGACTCATTGCTGTATCTCCTTTATAGTTAAATGTTATGAACCAGATTAAACCCTAGCATCCTAGAATATTTGACAAGGTTGTAAAGCTTTCTGAAATGCAAGCTGATGCCGTTAACTGTTAAGTTGTATCCATTGTTTGTTTTGCTGATTTGAGCTTGCATGGTAGAACCTCCTTTTATCTCAGTTAAAATCTATTTGCCTAATCACCTTGTAAACGTTGCGTTTCTTTTTCTTATCGAATTCAACAAACTGAGACAGTAAAGCATATTCGGTATGCAAACCTTTATTGTCTCTTCTAGCCTTATAAATTCGCATTAGGCGCAAAGCATTTCTTTCGCTGTTAACTGTGCTACCTGCTACATGGTTTTTATGGCAGATAAGATCGATACTATACTCGTTATAGCGGTTAATACCTTTCCATTTCATAATCCAGCTCCTTATTGTTATCCCCACAATTACAGCGACAGTAAAGCCAAGTTTCCGCTATTGATCGAAACGTTTTCAACGTTGCCAAAGATACTAGAGTAAATCACGGAAACGTCGTCAAGGTCTAAGCCGGTTACTTCAGCGATTAAGATATACATTTCGTCTTTGGTATACATGACATTTCTCCTTTATTTACCATTCTCAATATCTTCAGCCAGCAAACCATTTAGCAATTCCGATATCTCGTTAGAATATGCGCCAGAAACGCAAAATATAGCCTCATTGTAGGCACTCAAACAGCCGATGTGATACTCTCTCTCAATGTTTGCATTTGCCCGGCTAAAAGCCATTTTTGCGCTTTCTGTGAGTAATTGGAGTTGCTGTTTTTTGGATAGTTTCATTTGTTTAGGCTCCTATCTCGATAGATTTAACTTCCCATTTCAGGATAGCTAAATCTTGACGCAAGTTGTTAGTAGTTAACGTTTCAAATACTTCAAACTTGTATTCGCGGTCAAATTTATCTTTGCTTGTCTGGAGTCTGGTTATTCTGTAAGTTGTTTTCATTTGTCTACACTCCTTCACTAGCAACAGGGAAATGGATAGCTTCACCTTCAAGATTACAAGGTGTATAGGTACTGTTAGCTTCACCGAAATTAACAAGAGTTATACCGTCACAGTCAACAATGTAGTACCAGTAAGGATTAATCATTATTTCATTCTCCCAATTACCACAACGGAAACAAACATTAGTAACGGTATGAAATGTGCGAAGTTATCGAATAGCATTTTGTTAGGCTCCTTAAGATGCAAACATGTAAACAGAATGCGGATCAATGCAAGCTAACATTTCACCGTCAAGAAGTATCTTTGCAAACTTGCGCAGTCCAGCGTTTTCTTTATACAGGGAATATGAAAAGAATACCTTTGCGCCGTAATTGCTAATTTCAGCGAATTCATTAACTCGTTTAACATTCCAAAAACCAGTGATAACGGTATCAGTTAATCCTATGTTTCCGAAAGATTCAAACATATCAAGCTCCTTCACTCGGTTATTTACTACACTCTATCGCTAGCACTAAACAGGTTAATGCTAGCTAAGATAGGAGTAAATAATTATCTCTTGCAATAAACTTTATTAGAAGCTTCTACTGCAAACAATTCGCCGTCAATATCGCTTTCAGTAGCTACACGAATAGCATTAGCACGAAGCATTTTTAAGAATTCGTGAGAAGTTAACATTTTCATAATTTCACCTTTATCCTTATCATGAATTTAGCAGATGATTCCTTTTAGCATAGGTCAATACCATTGTCCAGCATATATTTTAAAATTATTTCTATCAAGCTTTGCTGTTCAAAACTTGCACAATTCCAGGCAAGCTCATTTGATCCGCTAACGGCTCCTTCACAGCTTCAGCAAAGCTCCTTCACTCTATGTAATCGCGTAGCAATCACAATGCCAAATAACAGCCTTTACCGTAAACTTTCTTCATTTCTCTAACAATTCTCCTTATTGGCTGATTAAAGCCGTTTTAGCTCCCATTTTAGCCAATCTTCCGTTTTAAGGTACCTAAAATCAGTTATCCACAACTTTATCCACAACTTCAAATTTCAGCCTTATTTCAATAGTTTAGTTAACTTTTGCTTGTTGATAACTCACTTCAGGATATTGCCTTAATACCGTGATAAGCATTAAACCCCATAACCGATTTAAACAGCATCCTTGCTCGTTTAAAGCTATAATGCAATCTTTCATATGTCTATCATTTCAGCCAATAACGGTATACTAGATATAGTGGTTCATTTGATCTATACCGCTATATCTAGGCGTTACATTTTGGAACAATTTAGGCTCGTTTCCGGCCAATGTTTCCATAGTGCAAAGGTAAGGTTTAATTCTATACCAGTTTGATAGAGTTTGATTGTTCATTGCTTTGATAGGGAATTGTTTAACGGTAACTGACTAGACAACTCCATTAACCGTTAGTTCATTTGTTTACTTGATTATTGAATTTGATATATGCGGAAAGTTGAATGTATCCAGGCAAATTAGGATCGGCGTTAGCTCCTCTCGATCCTGTTCAGCTGTTGACGAATTGCCCACAATTGGAGCGTGCACCGTCTCGTTTCTAGCTATGTCTATTTGTGGGCAATGCTAGCGTATAGGGTAAGGGATTAGGACCGGCTGTAAGGCCATTTAGGACGCTGATTATCGATGTTATAGACGCGACAAAGGCCACTCTAACTGCTAGTGGCCTTTTGGCTGTATCTGGTATCGGTGAAGGTTAGTTTATACTTGCTTGATAGTAATAACCAGAACCTTTCTTTTCATCGTAAAATGTGAATTCGCATATCTCGTTAAACATTGTACCGTCAAAGTTTAGAATGTAAGTCTGATAATCAAGCGGTTTACATTTGGAAATTTCACTCTTTGCGCCGTCCATTTCACATTCTGATTCTATAGCGCGTCCATGATTATATTCAAAGTCAACAAAGCTTTTAATGCCGTTTTTCTTGCTAACACTTATGTTATAAATGCTCGTTGGATTTTCAAAGGATTCACGTTCAATATCAAAGCTAAAACCTTTCGCTTCACATGCCGCTTTGACGTAGGAAAAGAACTGAGCCAAGCTAACATTGTTTCTCGTAATTTCTATTTCAGCTTTCATATTAGCTCCTTTTAACATATTAAATTAACCTTTCGCCGTAACTTATATCATTTCAATGACGCTTGTCAATCGTTAAAGTTTCATTTCTCGCATTACTCGTTACACGTCTTGTTGCCTCATTCCGTTGCTCGTTGCCGGTCATCCGCTTGCCGGTCATCCGCTTGCCGTCTCCTATCCCTCATACGGTCATGTGCTCCATTGCCGTCTAGCACGTCTCCTTTGCCGGTCCATACCGTTAGCTTGCCATGCTCCTTTACGCCGTCTCTAGGTCATCCTAGAGGCTCGTTTATCGCTTCTCTTGCCGTGTCTCGATAGATCGACCGTTCGGCCAGCTGGTAAGGCTCCTTTGATCCAGGCTAACACCTTGTTGCCATTCATTGGCTCATTACACTCCTTCACCTGATACCACTACCAAGCTCGTTAGCGCAATCATGCAAGCAATCATGCTTATAGGCTCGTTGTCCAGCTCGTTGTGCTACTCCATAAGCTAATCCCATTGTCCAGCTCGTTAGTCAATACCGTCTCGTTGCCGTTCATACTCTCATTTCCCCACAATACAGCCGTTCCATACTTTGATCCGTCAACAGCTTGCCGTCTCACTCTTGCTTGTTGCTTCGATTAACTCATTACTTCAGCCGGTCTACTCCTTCAACTCAACAGCTCCATTGTCTTGTCTACTTCCATTACTTCGCCCATTACTCAATCCATTACTCATTGTTTATTACATCCAATAACACGCCGTAACTCTTTAATATCGTTCATGTTTTGCTACCGTTAAGTATCTTGTTATCAGATTGTCTCTACTCACTGAGTAACCTGGAGCACTCGAAATTTCCTAGTCATTCCGCATACTTAGGGAAACTGAGTACCTGGTCTACTCACTACTGAGTAACCGTACCACTCCCCCGTCGAAAAACCTTTGGAGTTCTCGCTAGTTAGAC